CGCCTGCGCCATCCGGTCAGTCCGCTGGGACGCCATTGTCGCAAGCGTTAGGCTGGCGGCGTGGCGGACCTATTAGAGGTATCCCATCACAACCTACGGCGGCATGATGGCGTTAGATACTCAAACCGACGATCCGGCGCTACAGCCGCTAACCGCTTTCAACACGGACAGCGGCGCGCTGCCGCCGTTATCGTCGTCAGTTACCCCACGGGTAAGCGCCCCGCCTTCGCCGCAAGAAGACGACCCGGCGTTAAAGCCGTTGGAAGCGTTCAACTGGTCTGGCACGACGCCCTACACGCCCAAGCCAAGCTCGACTATGGCTGACGTGGGATATGGTCTGTCGTACGGGTTGCATACTGGCGTGGCTGCGCCGCTTGCCGAAGTCACCGGGCAGACCGAGGAAGCGGCGGCGCAGCGCAAGGCGGGCGAGGAAGCGCAAGAGGCGATGACCCCCGGCGCGGAGCAGACACCCTCAGTTTGGCTGGCGGAACAAGCCGCGCCTACAGTGGTGATGATCGCTCCGTCGTTCATCCCCGGCGTCGGCTGGGTGGCCAGCGGCGCAATGGGCGCGACTGTCCTAGGCGGCAGCGCAATCAGCAGCAATAAAGCCGCCATCGACCAAGCCAACGATATGGACTTGATGCAGTCCAACCCGCAATACGCGGCTGATAGGCGTTCTGGGTTGACCGAGCAACAAGCGAAAGACAAGCTTGGTCAGTCGATGGCGCTGAGCGTGGGCGCGCCAAGCGCTATACTGGGCGCGATTACGGGCGGCGCGGGCGGCGCTGAACTCACTGGCGCTCTCAAGGTGGGCGTGGGCGAAGCTGAGAATGCAGCGCTTACCGGGGGTAGCCTGCTTACCCGTCGGGTAACTGGCCGCGTCCCGTCAGCTATCGCCGGTGCGGGCCGTGGCTTAGTCGAGCAGGGCCTGCCGGGAGCAGGCCAGGAGTACGTCTCCAAGCATGCTGAAGTCGAGGAAGGCGTAGGCCAAGAAGCGACCAGCGAGGATATTCTCTCCGCCGGTCTAGGGCAGGGGTTGTTTGGCGCTGGCATGGCAGGCGTAGGAGGCGCGTGGCACGGCAAAGGGCCTGACCCGACTGTCGCCAGAACGCCCGCCGACCGCACTCAAACAGGCGGTGCGGCGACTGTTCCCAGACAGACGCCAACCCAGCGCGCCACTGAGTCGAAGCGTACGGACGGCAGCACGCCCAACACGACGACTGCTCCTGCCGATACGCCCGCTAACGCAGCCGCAGCAGGGCCTCCCCCCGCGCCGCCGAAAGTTGATCCCGCACAGAGTGCGGCGCTAGGCGCGGCCCCAGTTACCCAAGGGGTAAGTAATGCCGAGGGAAATACAGGACAAGCCGACATATATCGAGATCGAGGGAGTCAGATTAAAGATCAGAACAGCCAGCGGCCAAACCTTGAGTCTGAAAAGGATAAAGTTAAGGCTCCACCGCAAGCTAGCGCAGCAGCAGTACCTCAAAAAGAAGTAATACAACCAGAGGTTGTACCGATACAACCTGTGGAAAGCAGGGAAGGGCAAGGACAGGCCAATACAACCGGGGTGGTAGAGGGACCCCAAAAAGTTGCTGACGCTGGTCCTGCCCCTATCCCTGCCCCGCCTCGCGAGGATACGGCGGCGATTGCCCGCGAGCCTGACGAGACTTTGCGCCAGCAGCACGCCGCGATGCTCGATCCGGGCAACCCAAGGGAGGCGATGGTCTATCCCAAAGACGTGCAACCCATTGAGCTTACTAAGAAAAGTCGCTACGGTCAACAGGAATTGGCGGATGGCCGCACGATTCAGTATGACCGCAGCGGCCCGAGCAAGCTGAGCGCGGCCAAAGTCAAGTTCGCCGATGACAATAATAGACTAAACGAAATCCTACAGCTTGGTCCTGTGCCTAAGGACGAGGCTGTCGCCCGAGCTTCGGCAGGAGAGCCGGAAGCCGTGGTCACTGAGCGCACGCCAGACGGCACGGAGGCTAAGGCGGCGGCGGGGACCACGGCGACCGCTCCCGAACAAGTCGCCAGCCTGGAAGCCGCCAAGACCCCCGGCAACGTAGTCAGCGTCGAGCGCCCTGAGGACGTGGTCGCGGATCGCCTTGCTCGTACACAAGGAGAGGTTGCACAAGAACCGGTTGTACAACCACAGGTTGTTAACCCATTGGGTAAGGGTCGGGTGTTGGAGGGGCTAGACCCGGAGAGCGTAAGGGCGCGTGACGCAGCAGCGGCGCAGGACGCGCTACAGGCGCAGACGGTAGCAGAAAGATTGCGAGCCAGAGAAGCCGCCAAGCAGGAAGCTGCGGCGAAAGAGGCGGGCGTAAGAACGACCCGCCAGCATACGAGCGCAGTCGATCAAGCCAAGGTCGCCGCCGACAACATCGCAGCGAAGCGCATCACCGACGCTCACCCTGCGCCCCCCTCATTGGATAACGTCAAGCGCCCCACAATTATCTATGACCGGGCGAAGGCGATGGTTGACGCCGCCAAGGCGGCTGGGATTAAAATCCCTGACGCGTTTCCCGAAGGGCACCCCCACAACGCTTCTATGTTGAAGCTGCGCGAAGCGGCTGATTTGACCGCTAAGAAAGCTCCTAAGTGGGACGCCTACGCCCGCTTCCTCGACCGCGAGCATATGATCGATCACGGCAAGGCGGACGAAGCTTTTGCTGTACGCCGCAACGAGGGGGCGTTGGGGCTAGGCTCGCCAGAGGGCGCGGTCGAACACGGCAAGCAGGACCAACTGGAAAAAACAGAGGAAACCGGCGAGCATGTGATCGAAGGCGAGACTGCGCATGAGGAAGCCGCGACCGAGTTACCCACAGAGTTAGCTGGGGGCGGCGAGGAACATGAGAAAGCGCCCGACGCATTCACCGCCGCCCGTGAGGAACGGGAGCGCAAGATCGCCGCCGCCCGCGCCGAGAGCGAAGCCCTACGTAAAGAGGAAGCCCCTGCGCCCAAAGCGGCGATGGGGTTCAAGCAGGAAGTTCGCAAGAACCGCAGCATTAAACGACAGGAGATGGAGGAAGGTCAGGAAGGCGCTCCCGGCAAGAAGATCATGCAGGCCGACGAGGATGGCGAGCCACAGGAGATAACCTCCATCCGGCAGTCCAATGCGAAGGACGCCATAGACGAGCATTACGACCCGAAGAAATACTCCCCTGCCGAGCGGCAGATGAATGATCGCCTGATCGATAAGTTGAATCATCTGGCTGGCGACACCGAGGTGCATTACATCAGCCACGACGACATGACCAAGCTGGGTGGCCCCGCCTATGGCTTTTATGATCCTGTGTCGGATAAAATCTATATCAACAATGATTACCTTAAGCATGACACGGCGCTGCATGAAGTGTTTCACGCCGCGACCGCGAAGGCGTTGGAGAAGTCGCCTGAGCTTCGTGACCTGATGGAGCGCTTGCGCAACGACGTTCGCGCCAACATGCCGTTGATGGACATTCAATCACGCGCCAAGGTTCAGTACGCTCTCAGCGACCCGGAAGAATTTCTCACCGGCATGATGACCAACCCCGACGTTCAGCGCCTGCTTAGAGGGGTCAAAATTAGTGACGACCTAGCGCAGGCTATCGGCATACCGAAGTGGCGCAAGGCGACCATGTGGAACGGCGTGCTGCACATTATCCAGCGAGCGCTGGGACTAGAGCCACGCGACGTGAGCGCGATAGAAGGCGCGATGGCGATCACAGAAAAAACAATGTGGAGCCGTGATCCCGGCATGGCGATGGAGGCGGCGGCACGCGCCGACCGCGCCGCACGCGCCGAGGCTGTGCCAGTCTCCTTGCCGAAGCTTAAGTGGCAGAAGATGGACCCGCCTGAGAAGCAAGCCGAGGACATGGCGAGCGATGCGCAGGACGCGGTGCAGAAGCCGCCATCGTTCTGGAACAGCGAGGCGGCGCAAGCGCTCAAGTCCGGTTCTGGCGAGAAATTCTTCAACGCCAAGCTGAAAGGCTCGTTCACCGACGCGCTGCGTATCGACAACGAGCATATGTTCGGACCCAAGGACGAAGCCAACCCGATGCGCCGCGCCCAGGAGGGGTTATTAAAACAGGGCCACATGATCCAGAACATGCTCAAGGAGCATGACGATCTGATGCAGCGCATGGCGGCGATGAAGCGAACTAACCCTGATGGGTTAGAACGGGTGGTCAGCCTGTTGTCCGAGGCGCATGACTTCAACGTGCATCCCGACGAGCCGCTGGGCGTAGGGCTGAACGACTATATCAAGGGCAAGGTGGACAAGAAAACTGGTGAACCTACGTTCGGCATTGACTCGAACGCTGAGCATCACGAAGCGATCATGGCGCATCCGCGCCTATCCGACGAGTTCGAACATTCGACGCCCGAGGAACAAGCGCTGTTCAAGGATATGCGCGACACGATCATGGAGGAAGGGCAGCGCAGCGTCAAAGCGAACATCGAGACGTTCACCGACAAGCTTCAGACAAACTTTGACCGCGACGAAAAGCTACAGGAAGCGCTCAAGACGTCCGAGGCGAACCGCACCCCGGCTGACATTAAGCGGGTGGAGCGCTACAACGCGGTGACCAAGGTGATCAACGGCGAGAAGCTGGAAGAAGACGAGGCTGAGAATTATGGGGCTGACCCGCACATCAAGATGGTTCGTGATCTTAGGGGCATGCTCAAGCAGGAGGGGCCGCACTTCCCCGGCACGCGTAAGGGCGGCTGGGTGGTCAACGCTGAGCATGAGCTACCAGACGCGCCCAACGCGTTGTCAGTGAAGGACAACGAAGTTACGTTCGGCAGCAAGCAGGACGCCTACGACTACCGGCAGAAGCTTGTCGAACGCTCCCTGCCGTCCGACATGCAGAAGGTGAGCGAGCCGACCAGCACTGAACAAAAACCGGGGCAGGGCGAGCAGTACAAGGTCACGGTGCAGAACAAGCACTCATCGGCAGTGAACAGCGTTCACGAGGGTAGACTACTAAGCGAGAAGCTTAAAGGGATAAAAGGGATCAACCCCGACAGCATCACGCAACCCATGCTGCGCGAACGCAACGACAGCATCGACTATGGGCTGCACTCTGGCACGCTGCGAGCGCAGGAGCATGCCATCGACGCGCTTACCCACTTGGGTAAGGACGAGAAGGCTGCGCTCAAGGAGGCCAACGAGCAGGCGGCGCTGGGCCTGATGAAGGGCAACCGGATGAACCGGGGGCTGCTCAAGTCGAATCGGGTGCGCGGCGCGAACGCTGACCCCGTGCTGGCGATGCACGACTACCTCGCCAACAGCGCGAGAAGCCGCGCCCGCTCCAAGACCCTGCCGGATATCGACGCTGCGTTCGGTGAGATGCGCGAGCATGCACGCAACGTGCAGGACGCGGACACGCCCAAGCGCACGATGCTGGTAAAAGAGATGGAGGATCGGTCGCAGAACTTCGGCAAGGAAGGGTTCACCGGGCAGATGAACCCGTGGTTGCAGAAGCTTACCACGCTGGCGTATGTCAAGGATATGATGGCTCCTATTCACTATGCGCTCGACCTGACGCGGCCCTTTATCACGTCGATCCCGCATATCGCAGGGCGGCATGGGTTCGCCAACGCGCACGCTACGTACCTCAAGACGATGAGCGACATGGGTGCGGGCGGCACGCTGGGCCGGGGCGTCAAGGGGATGTTCAGCGCGCTTAAGGGCGGCGATCACATGCCGACCGACTTGATGACCAGCATCCGCAACAACCTCGCTAAGAGTGGCGCGACGGCTGACGAGCTACGGGCGTTCGACGTAGGCCGGGAGACGCCGCATCTGGGATCTATCGTCACTGACTACCGCAGGAGCTTCGACCGTACGGGTAAGCTGGATCGCGGCGCGCAGTACCTACAGGATATCGGCAATGAAATGAGCCATGCGGTGGACTCGGTGAACCGTGTCGGGGCGTATATGACGGCGTACCGCGCCGAGCGGGCGAAGATGGGCAAAGCGAACACGTTAGCTGAGAACGTCGCCCACCATGCGCAAGCCGTACGCTACGCGAAAGACACGGTGAGCCAGACGCAGGGCATCTATTCTGCGGCGAACCGGGCGTCGTTCATGAAGAACCCGATGGTGAGGGCGGCGATGCAGTTTCGCTCTGTCCCGATGATGACTTACCGGCTGCTGGCTAAGAACGCCTATCTCGCGGTCAAGGGTGAGACGCGGGAGGTCAAGCAAGCCGCCATCATATCGCTGCTGTCCACGATGGGCAGCACGGCGGCGCTGGCTGGCGCGGCGGCGGGCGTGCCTGAGCCTATCCGGCTGGCAGTTGAAATGTCTCATGCTCTCGGGCTAACTGGATCGTGGCAGGACTACGAGGATCAAGCTAGGCGCTCGACAACTAACTCATTGGGTAAGTTTGGCGGCAGTCTGGTGATGGATGGCATACTCGGCGCGGCGGGGCTGGACGCTGGCTCCCGTATTGGGTTGAGCGACCTGATGGTTAAGAACCAAGCATTAAAGTCACCTACAGACTTTTTGCTTGAAATGGTTGGCGGGGCTGGGGTGGGCTACGTCAAGGATGAATGGACAGGGGCCAGCGACATTCTTGCGGGTGACTATAAGCACGGCATACCCAACGTCATACCGATTCGGCTGTTCTCTGATATAGCCAAGGCGTATAACGAGAACCAAGAGGGCAAGGCGGGGGCGCACGGCAACCCCGACATGAAGCCGCTCGATCCGTACGAGACATTCATCCGCGCCATAGGCGGCACGCCGACACGGGAAGCGCTCTACAACAAAGAGACGGGGCTGGTGAAGGAAGAAGCCGCCGATAAGAAGGCAGAGACACAAAAGGCGGCGAGCAACCCGGCGTTGATTGGCCCGTGGAACCGGGCGCACCCGCACAACAAGATTACGGTGGCGCAGACCTTAAAAGCTAAGCAGCAAACCAAAGTCGGCAAGCCGCCAACAGTGAAGCAAAAGCAGATGGAGGAAGATTACAGTGTCTACCAGTAAGAATCCTCCATCTCGGCGCGACTACAAGAAAGAGGACCGCTACGAGGACAGCCCTGCGCAGATTAGGCATCGCGAGGAACGGAACCTTCTGCGCGCCCACACGGCGGCGAAGCTAGGCCATGCGCCAAGCGGCGACGTGGCGCATATTGTTCCATTAGCGGGTGGGGGAAGTAATAGCTTGACAAATTCCCGTGTAGAGAGTATAAAAAAGAACAGGAGTTGGCGCAAGGGCCAGAAGGGTTATTCCGTCCCAGAGGATAAATAACCCTAAGGGTAAGGAGCGAATGGAATGACTGCAATTGCACGCACTGCCACAGGGTTGGAAGGCGCACTGCTCATAGACGCCAACGGCGCGCTGGTGACGAGCGCGGCAATGATGTTCGGCGAGATGCGGGAGTTCCTTGTGCCGCCCGAGCCGCAGGGGTACTGGGTGCAGCTTGACGGGTCGAAGGTTGACCCGAATAAGCATCCCAAGCTATACGCCAAACTGAAAGAGCTTCCCAAGTTTGAGCGTAAGTGGGTCTACGCAGGGTAAAAACTTATGAGTATTGCACGCACCGCTGACGGGTTGGAAGGCGCGATTCTGATCGACGCCAATGGCGCGGTTGTGCTGAGTTCTAGCGGTGGTCCTACGGGTTCGGTCTGGTCTGCCGCCGACGCCGCCGCCACCGGCTTGATGCTCTCCAATGGCGGGCTGACGTTCACCTCGCCCGCTGTTGTTGGATTTAATTCGATACGAGGAACGATCAGTCATACGACAGGAAAATATTATGTCGAGTTTCTCGCTACCTCTACTTCCGGTAACAATAGTTGTGGCGTAGCAAACTCAACTTTTAATCCTGTTAGCGTGGCCCTAGGAACTTCAAATTATTCGGCTGGAATTGGGTTCCCAAACCGAATGTCGGCTGGTTTTACATTAAATTATGCTCAAACTTCGTGGTGTACGCCAGGGGATGTTTGCGCATTGGCGATTGACTTTGATGCTGGAAGCATATGGATCGCTTTTAAGGGCGCTTGGCAGGACGGAAATGATCCAGCCACGGGATTGCTGCCGATCATATCCTTTGATCAAGCGACAGTAGGAGCGTTGTTTCCGGCGTTGAGTCCTTACAACCTTAGCGAAGTCTGGACCCTTCAATCCACTCCCGCCAGCCAGAAATATCTTCCCCCTCCCGGTTTTCAGGCGTGGGACGGCGGGCCGGTGACGACAGAGACAACGACCATTCTCAACCCTTCCGACCTCTCCAACGTGACGCTGAGCAACAATAATCTGACTGTTACGCGAGTTGGCAACGCCATCGGCAATGTTCGCTCGAACACTTCCCATTCAACCGGCAAGTGGCATGTAGAATTTAACAATGTTCAGGGCGTTTTCGACGGTTTTTCGACTTTTGGATTTGCTAATGATGCGTTTGTTCTTAGCAGTGGTTTAGGGCTTGATGCCGTCGGCAATAGTTTGGGGTGGCGATATTTTGCTGGCCCACAACTTGTTGGTTATGTAGCGAATTCTCCATACACCGGAAACGCCAATATACCGATAAACAACGGCGATAGCTATGCTATGGAGATTGATTTCGATGCTGGGCAGATTTGGATGAATAACATCACGCGGGGAGGTGTGTGGTGGCCAAGTGTTAACTTTGGCAATGCTTACCCTGCTATATCTGGGCCGTATTTCATCGACGCTGGATTTACGAGCGGCGCTGGCGGCGGCTCGATGACCGTCAATTTCGGCGCGACGCCGTTCGCGATGACGCCGCGGGCTGGGTTCTTGGCGTGGGATGCGCCTGCAATGTCTCCCGAAGCGGCGGCTTATCTCGCTCGCACCACTGGCGGCAACGCGGGCGGCAACGCCGCCAATATTATCGCCCTCATAGACGGGCTGGTGGCGGACGGCGTGTGGCCGTTGCTGGATTGCTTGTATGTGCTGGCGCAGCAGAACGAAGCAGATGCGCTGCTGAATTTGATTGGGACGAGCTATCTGTTAACACAAGTTGGCGCGCTGGGAAGGTCAGGCCCTCGCACTGGAACTATAATATTCACTCAATATCGTGGATTTGATGGGTTTAATACCGCTGCTAGTTATTTTGACACAGGTTTTGACCCGACAGTTTCAAGTCCGAATTTTACTCAAAACTCGGCTAGTTTTGGTGTGTGGACCAATTTTGATTGGCTGGAATCAGCTGTCGTATTCGGTAATGGGATTACTGGCGGAACGTCACATCTTTATCCTCATTTTACCGATAATAATTTCTATGCCCGCGTTAATAGCCCAACAACTCCGGGGACGTTGACCCCAGCATCCGCCGGTTTGTATGTGGGCGACCGACCATCGTCATCTGCGGTCAATCTTTATTACAACGGTACAAATCCTTGGGGCGATATGGCGGATGCGTCGCAGACGCTTGCTTCAAATCATTTTAGACTTGGTGCAGGAATAGTTGGTGCTTCTAGGCAGCAATTTGCTGCGGCCTTCATCGGCGCTTCGCTTGGCGACGCTGGTCAACTCGCTCTCTACAATCGCCTTCGTGCGTACATGACCGCCGTAGGGGTTTCGCTGGACGAGGACTCGACAGAGGTGCTTCCAGCGCACGGGATGACTAACCCACAGGGTAAGGAGCGAGTAACATGAGTACGCTTGGCGTCATCCTAGTAATTTTACTAGTGGTAATTCTATTGGGCGGCGTTGGCGGCCCCTACGTGGGCGCTCCGTGGCGCTACGGCTACGGCTTTGGACATGGCGGCATTGGGATCGTTGGCATTCTGCTGATCATCCTGATTATACTATGGGCGACAGGTCGTGTTTAAGTCGTCACATAGTTGTGTTAAGGTGTAACTGCTGCAATACCGCAGCTAACTAAGGAGCGAACGCAATGAGTGGTTCATGGGCATATATTCAGTTTGTTGATGGTCCGCCCGGTGGCGGCGGGTATCCCGATCAGGGCCTTCCCGGCGGCGGCTGGGGAGGCGGGCATCCCGATCAGGGGCTTCCGGGCGGTCGTCCACCGCATGTTGGCAACCGTCCTCCAGGGAGCGGGCGTCCCCCGCACGTTGGCGGCGGCCCAGCTTGGGGCGGCTCTCCCGGTCGTCCCGATCAGGGCTTGCCGCAGCCTCCACACGTCTGGCCGAAGCCTCCGGGCGGCGGCTTGCCGGTTGATCCCGGCTGGGGCGTAGGCGAGGAACACCCGGATCAGGGTCCGGTCTATCCGATTGGCCCCGATCACCCTGACAACGAACTGCCGGAAATTCCCGGCATCGAGCCGCCTCCGACTGACCCGCCTCCCGGCACGGTGTGGCCGCCGCTGCCCCCGGAAGTCTCTCCACCGGACGGCGGCGCTAAGAAGGCGATTGTCCTCGCCGCAATCGAGGGCGTCGGCTATCGGTATGTGGTGATCGAAATCTCGCCGCCGCATCCCGATCAGGGCCTTCCTCCGGGGTCGCCTGCGCGCCCTGATCAGGGCTTGCCGCAGCCTCCGCAGCCGCAGCCGAAGGGCCGGTTGGGGCGCTAAGTAAAGTAGGTGGGGGCTTCGGCCCCCACTTACCCCATGGGTAATTAAACGAGGTGAAGCAATGTCTAGAACATCATACGACAGCGATGCGCCGACCGGGAAAAGCACTCTCGCGCCCGGCACTCAAGCACGCCTCAAGGAGAAGGCCGCCCGCGAGGACGCGGCCTTCAAGGCGCAGGACGATATGCTTTTTCGTCGGGCGACCGAGGGTGTGCCGAATCAAGAAACGCTTGACGCCGTACTGGCGCTAGGCGGCGATGCAACCCGGTCCTCACCCGTGCGCGAGCAAGTCCTGCCGGATGCGGAACCCGGCCTGACTACGACAACCGGCGCTTATCGGTCGCCCATCGACCCGACCACGGCGGCGGTGCCTGCGTCGGAACACTCGACAATCGCCCGCGAAGTCGGCGGCACGCCCACGGTGGGCAGCAGCGAGCATGGCGAGCCTGAGGACCGTTGGGCGGACGTAGAGGGCGGCTCGCGTATCGAGCGCCTGAAGAGTCTCCCTACGCAGGAGGAATACCGGGAGAAGGAGGCCGCACGGAGAGCGGAACTCGCCCCAAAAGGCCAACCGAAGAACAACGTAGAGCCGTCGCCCCCGCCGCCCGAGCGCCGGTCCACTCGCTAACCAAGGATATCCCCATGCCGTTGATCAAGTCTGGAAGTGACAAAGCGGTTGGCAAGAACATCCGCGAACTTAAGGACAGCGGCAGGCCGCAGAAACAAGCGGTCGCCATCGCGCTCGATAACCAGCGTCGAGCGGGTGGGGGTAAAAGTAACCCCAAGGGTAAGAAGAAATGACCCAATTGACAGAGCACTTCACGCTGGAGGAATTTACTGACAGCCAGACTGCGGCGCGCATGGGTATTCCTAATGTGCCGAAAGGAGCGGAGCTAGAGAACGTTCACCGCACCGCCAAAGTAATGGAGAAAGTACGTACGTTGCTTGGCGATAAGCCGATCTTAATTAGTTCAGGATACAGGTCGCCGCAAGTCAACGCGGCAGTGGGAGGGTCTAAGAGCAGCGCGCATATGAGCGGGCTGGCGGCTGACTTCTCCTGCCCTGGTTACGGCACACCAAAACATATCTGCAAGCATCTTCACTCACATATGAAGGAGCTTGGCGTCGATCAATTGATACACGAGTACGACACTTGGGTGCATCTGGGTCTTAGCGCAGGCGCGCCGCGCCATCAAGCCCTGACCATCGATAACAAGGGCACGCGTAACGGCTTTGCTTAAGGAGTAACTGTGAAACCTTTTCGCCCGGACTTCGTCATCACTGTGATCTGGGCGATTGGCTCAATGATCATTCTGATCTTGTGCGGCATGGAGATTATTCATAACCAGAAGATCATCGACCGGTTGCTGATCACCATCCCCAGCGGTAGCGCCATCATTATGGGCTACTGGTTCAGCAAGGGTGGTAGGAGTAACGGAAATGGAAGTCCGCCTTCCAGTTAAGGTAAGTGGGGCGGACCCGACGCTGCATTCAAAGCGCCCAGTCCGCCCCTTCGCGACCCGGAGGTTTGCGGTAGCCTGTCAGATCGCGAATCGCGCCGAACGTTTACGCTTGAACCCCATCAGCGCGAGCGCGCCAAAGCCAAGCCCCAGCATCGCCCACGTGGACGGCTCTGGGATCGCGCTTGACTCCATGCTCTCGTTGAAGCCAGTGATCGACGCGCCGCCGCGCAGTCCCAGCGTGGCTGCTTCAGTCATACTGAACAAACCATCAGCTAAGAACGGTGAGACGTTGGTGCCCGCGAACGAGAACGGGTTGCTGCTTGGCGAGCCGCTGTCCTGAAACAGCGTTTGACCGGGGGTCGCCAACCCGATACCCGCAGGCTGAGCGTTCGCCGAGTCAGCGAAGAATCCAAGCGTCGAAGGCCCAGATCCGAGCGCATTGTTGAAGGTCAACGACGCGCTCTCACGCACCGCGTTGACCGGCCCAACGAAGTTTGTGTCACCCACCACAATAGACAACTTCCCTTCGCCCGATCCGCTGTTCGAGATCAGCGAGGTCGAGAATTGAAGATTGTCTTCCGCCGCGCCGCTGACGCTCGCCGCCACTGTGCCGATGATGTGGAACGCGCCCACCGTCTCGTTCAAAATGATGATGTTCTTCGCCGGTCCAGCGAGATCGCAAGATTGCCCGTCGGCGCAAGTGACTACGGTCGTGCCGTCCGTAAAGGCGATCTGTAGCGTAGCGTTGGCGGGGCTGGCTCCCAACGCTGCGAGGATAGTTGCCCCCAAGAGTAGACTTTTCATGCTGTCAACCTTTCACTTAGTCGAGTGTTCGCCATAGCACATTAGTATTACAATGTCAAGACATTTTTTTGACTATATTGTTTACACTCCTTCCTAGTTACCCGGTTGGGTAAGTTGGCGGATGGCTTTTTGCCGTTGGAGAGCTAGCTCTAACTCAGTGTCTAACGTTCCGCCCCAGTTTGCGCTCATGTCCGGTAGTGGTATATCTCCCATGTCACTGCGATTGCTAGTAACAGGACGATATACAATAGGTAGTACAGCCGCACGGGGTCTGGTCGTTCTGGCGTAGACCCCATGAGCCGCAACACAGTGTTGAGGGTAGGGATAATACCATCGGCTATAGCATCGAGCCTCCGCACCCATCGACGTGGCCGCATAGACTACTCCCAACATGACAGCTAGCTTCACGACGCTTCACTCACCTTATCCAGTAGCTCAGTTATCGCCATGATCACGTCAGCCTCTTGCTGGCTGAACGGCTCCTTGCCACGACCCGCATGATCACGCGCCATCTGCACAGAGTTAATAGCGATGGCTCGCCGCAGACCGCGTTGCTGAACCTTCATCTTCGCTCCGTTGCTGATATCATCGAAATGGTCCATGCGTAGGCGTGCTGGTTGTTGGGGTAGTGTGGCGTCAGTCATTTACTTTCTCCTGTTTTAAAATCATGGTGGCAGGAACTTGTTATGAATGGTGTACTCAAGATAGCTTTCAATTGCTGTTCCCGGCGCTGCGTTGATCAGCCATAGGTTTTCTTTTGCCCCTGCCTTACGCGAGCCAGACCCCATCATGCCAGTAGTCATCTTGGCACCCATCACCTGTTTCATCTGGGACACCATCGTGTTTTTGGGGCGCTTATTCTTGTTGCACCACTCGCTTAGCGCAGCATCGGAGATGCGTAAGGTGAGCGGGTCGCCAGATACTTGTGCCTCTATCTTACCCCACGCGCTATCGTTCTTTTCGTTGAGGATCGCAGCGTAGCCCTTAGGTGGGCGTCCCATCTGGGTCCACGTCTTGTCGAGGATAATCATGTTGCGCGGTTGTTTCTCATTGAGGAACGCGCCAATTGCAGACATAAGAGCGTTCTCTTTGGTGATATCGCTCGGGTCTTCCGCCATCTCCTGTTTCATACGATGGAATTCCGCGAACATGAACTGACCCATCTCGGTGAGTGGGAATTTTATGAAGCTGAGTGAGTTCGCTATGTTGGCGGCGAGCATTGTTGACGCGATGGCTGCGATCCAGAACCGTTCCACCTTCGGATCGGCATTGAGCAATTGCCCGAACGTCGCTTTGGCCTGCGCCAGACTGGTGTAGATGCTCTTGTAGTTCTGGCCAAGGTACGTGGCGTACTGCCTGCCAATACCGCCGTGGTTGAGTTGTAACCCAATGAGTAAGTCGTTCACTTTCGACGCGAAGTTAGGGGTCTGCTGCGGCAGGCGCACGCCCTGCATCTCAAACATGCGCAGCCATGAGGCGTCGGTCCCCTTATCTTCCTCGCGCACTCCATCAACGATGGACCCGTTAGACGCATACCCGCATAGTGTCTTGAACTCGTTGACCTTGCGCATCTTACCCGAACGGTCGGAGCGTCCCTTCTCGCGGCCCCCCGTCAGTTGGAACGCAATCTCGGTCATAGCCTTTAACTGCCGGTCACCCTTAATTTCGTCATAGAACACTGGCAAATGCCGTAAGGTGGCGCACTTGGCGAATGTGTAGATCACAGTGTCGCTCAGTCCGCCCACGACTGGGCTTGACCATACCGACTGGCCTCCTAATAACGCAGTGCTTTTCCCTATGCCCGAGGCAGGGGAAGTTACCCCCATGAGTAACCCGCTCTCGCCTGTTAGGCTTACCAATGGTGCGGCGAAACTAGCCGCCACCATGCAAGCAAGGTCTGGCCTGTCCGCCGTGACGACAAGTTTCATCAGGTCGATCCAGACTTGCTCGTCGCCCATCACCCGGTAGTTCTCCGTACCCTCCTGCGGGCGAGCGCACTTGGCCGTACCGGCAGGGGAGACAAAGTCACCCGCGAATGCGAACCCCATATCGCCTTTATGGTCTTGCGACCACCCGAACGCTGGCACAGTGACAAGAGTGCCACTATTGCTCTGTAGCTGTTGAAGATAACTAGCCATGAATTGCCTCGGTAACTCTGGTCTGATTGTGATCGGTAGCCCCTCTGCTGCGAATGCTTTAGCGAACGTCGTATTGTCCGCCACGATAGTGCTGTCGAACCGTTTGGATACTGGTTTCTCACCCTGCATGGTGTTGATGACGAATTGAAATGGTTTGCCCGCCTCAAGCATAGCGCCCGGCAATAGAGGGTATTCAAACACCAGCCCGTCGCCCGTGTTTTCCTTACCGGTATCCGGCTGCGTCTTATAGATCAAGAATTGGTTATCGTGATAGTAGGGCCAAGGCAACTCAATGACGCCGGGAGGGATGGTTCCGGGAGCGAAGTTAAATGTGTGACCATTGGTTTGCTTGGCCTTAAATCCAACGGATAGTGGGGTGGTGTGCAGAGCCAGATGTGGACAAGTCTTGCACTCGTCGCGCTCGATGGCGATATGGTCGCACTTCGGGGGACCGATAGTCTCGCGGTTGGCCCGCGCCAACTGTGCGGTGGCAAGTTTCTCATCAGTTCCTTCCTCGGTATAGTATGGCGACTTACTGCATAGCCTATGCGCCGTCTCGCGTGGGTCGGTGACGTGGCATGATAGCGCCACCACAGTATGCCACTGCGGATCGCCCACCAGATTAGCACCGCCAGCGTCCAGAGTATTTCTAATAAAAGGACAGTGCTTGGCGACTTCATCAATAGATACCGGCGCGTATTCACGCTTCATACCCCCCGTTAAGTCAGCGTTCTCGTCAAGCGGCAAGCCGTGCGCGTCTACGCCTGCGGTCGCGCCAGCATTAGGCTTACCCTCGTGGGTAAGTGTAGCCTTCCACCGCGATAGGCTATCCTTCATCCGATCAACGTCGATATGATCCTTTTCATTGCCAGAATACAGCAATGCAACATCGGTAGGTGGTGTTATCGGTACTACACCTGTGGGGGTGGCGTGCTTGAAGTTCCACGTCCCGGCCACACGTAGCAACCTCGTCGCGTCCCGTGTGCATTGCCGGTCGAACAGCAGCCCGTACTCCACGCCAGCGCTGATAAGACGCCCTGCCATGTTGCCATGTTCAGCACGATCAACCGCTACATTAAGTGTCCAATAGACGTGCCATCCGCCCGAACCACTACTGACTATGACAGTTGGCGGCGGCAGCTTAGCCCACTCAAGGAATCCCTTGACGGCTGCGGCGACTTCGGCAGTGGAAGAATAGCCACCCTGCTTAACGTCCACGTCTAAGTACAAATTCTTGCAGGCGACTAGGTTGGGGTACGTGCGGTCGGCGCGTGGGTATGGGTGCCCCGGCGCACCAGCATTGCGGTACATGCCCATAGACAGGTAGACGCAATGCCCTTTGAGCGCCCAATACCATGCATCTTTCTGCGCTCCATGCACGGTCTGGTGTGCGTTGCCAGGAAAGATTGGTTCCGGCTTGCCATCCAGAAAGACACGACGATGCACCGTGATCCACGTTGACTCGCTGACCGGCGCAACCATCTTAAGGAACTTAAAAATTTCGATACTGCTCACACTTACCTCCCCGATAAGTGGCGGGGCGGGTTTTATCCCGCCCCTTGTTATTACCCCATGGGTAACCTAGCTTGCCTTCATCAGGGTGTTAAACAACTGGTTCATGTCCTGAGGGATCGCGCCCTCAGTCGTCTCCGGTTCTCCTGCCGTTACGTCAGCGTGTTCCTCCACCGTCGGGTCCTCTACGGCTGGGGCCGCAGTCTTGATGACCGGGCGCTGAGTCGGCGGGGGTGGGGCTTTGCTCGCCATCGCTCCCGCAATCGTACCTTGTTGTGTAGGGGGTGGCGGGGGCGGCGGCGCTGTGGTTCGTGCAGGCTGCATGGCGAACCCGCCCACCCGGTTAACTGGGGGAGGCGGTGGGGGAGGCGCTGCCTGTTGCACTGGGGGTGGCGGGGGCGGCGCTGCTGGCTGGGGCGCAGGCTGCACGGGTGGACGCACCACGCTGGGGCGTGGCGCTGGGCGTGGCGGCTGAGCCTGCGCCGCCGGTCGCGGCGCTGCTTGCGGTGCGGGTTGCTGCGCTGCTTGCGGTGCGCTAGTCGTAGCCTCCTGTGCTGGCGCTTCCATCTCGGCAGGGATCATCTTGGACACGAGGATGCGATCCACTTGCTCGTGCTTGCGCATGTCGATGATCACCCGCGCCTCGTCGTCCGTAAGCGCGCCGACATAGTTAAACTCGATCTTCGGGAACGCGATGTTAGGGTCCTGAGTGAAGCTCAGTTCCGTGATGGCGCTCGCGTAGTGGATGCGATTGTCGCGCAGCATGTTGCCGTACGTCACCTGATTGGTGAGCGAACCGGGCGGCACTGACAACAGGATCGGCCCGCCGCCCATCTCGTTGGTCAGGTCCTGGCTATACGGCACCACGACAGTGCGCCGCCGCTGCTGGCATGCCTTCGCCTTCGGTGCGGCAGGCGTAGCGCCCGAACCCCACGCATCACACGGGCATGTCGCGCACACCGGGTTCATCGGCTGCGCCACCGTCTCGTCAGGCCGCACGCCGTCGCTCGACCAGCAGTCGGGCTGCGAGTTAACGCCCTCCACGTAGCCGTGTGCGTAGTATGTGCGAGAGAGTTCCTTTTGCGCCTTGAGGATGATCACCTGAACGGCAGGGGTAGGGAACCGCCCCGTCGCGTCCATGAGGATCTGATCCTCGCCCTTGAACCTGTAGTGCCACTTGCCGCCCTTGATGCCGAGAATAGGAAACCCAATGCTGACGTTGGCCGTCAGGTCGTCCCACTCTGCGGGGAGTTGGTCGAACAATGCAGACTGCTGCATGATCGCGCCTGCCCCGCGATTTGCTACTTGATTAGCCACGATGCTGTCCTTTCTAGTTACCCGTTGGGTTACTCTGCTGCTTGGTCTAACGGAGTGGTGTCTTTCACCACCTTGTTCTTCGCCTTCGGCTTGACGGGCGCAGTGATATAGAGAATGTTCACCGCGTTGCGGATCAGCCCCGGAGGGGCCATCTTGTGTTCCGCAGTGAACGCCTCACAGTTCGTGGGCTGCGCCGCCCATGTGATAAGCTGCCACGCCTCTGCGCCTATTACGTGCCGACTGAAAGCTTCCTTATCTTCCACGCGCCACGTTACTTTAGGTTTCCAGTGACACCCGCCGTACTCAGTGTTGGCTGACTTCTGGTTGGTCTGGTTTAGGAACGCAAGGATTTCAGTCCTGCCCATCTCCACGAACTTGTGGTGCTGTTCAAGCTCTGCATCCAACGCCTCCTGCCGCTGATCGATATAGTCTTCCATCATGCGCACTTGTTTAATGCGCTCGCCTAGATCAAAACTCATGCTGTTGCTCCTGTTGTGCTTGAAGATTTCACCTATTAGGTTTCAAAAACCGCAAAAATATTTTTGGGGCAAAAATATCGCCCGGAAGTATTATTGCATCATCATGACGCAATCGGGAGTGCTACAGCCCATCCGTATGTGCCGGTTGTATGTAATCCGCACCCATTTTATCGTGCCGATCTTGCACACTGGGCAGGGGAACTCGCCAATCTTGCCGTCTTTGGGGATTAGCTTGAGGGCTTGGTCAATCCCATCGAAAAACCCGCTCACATCTTCTTCCAATTTACTCACCGGGTAATATCCTCTGTAATCGCCTCGACTATCTCTAGGAACCTATTCTGTAGGTTCTCGTTGGCGGCAAGAAGCTTGTACATCCGTTCTTCCATCGGCGTGCCGCCCACCATCGCCACTAATGTCTTGTCGTCCTGCCCCACTCGGTACGTGCGCCCATTGGCTTGCTGGAACGTCTCCAAACTCGTGACAGGTCCAGCCCATATCGTTGTGTTGGCTTTAGTGAGCGTGAGACTGTGCGACATGCAGCCGGGATGCGCGGCGATGACTTTGTATTTGCTGGTGTCCTGAAAATCGCCAAAGATCTGGTCCCGGTTCTTAAGCGTGGTGTCGCCCGTCACTACGGCATGAGAAACTTTGTTAGTTGTCAGGAACGCGCTGAACGCTGCAACTGCGCTCTTAAAGGGTGCGAATAGTAAAACTTTACGCTGCGTGCTGTCGATCAGGTCTAGGATCAATTGCAGTCGTGGCGTATTGTCCATGTGGATCGTCTTGCCGTCGCGGGTGTAGACGTATCCAATAGCGATCTGCATCAGTTTCGACAGCACGGCTCCTGCATTGAGCGCGTCGATCTTATGCGCGCCCACCAGCGCTATGCTCTGCTTGCGCATCGCCTCGTATACGTAGCTCTGCTTCGATGTTAGGTCAGCTTGATAATATTTAATTACCCTCTCGGGTAACTCGGTCACATCCGACAGCTTGAAGCGCACGGATGGCTGCATGCAAGCAACCGCCCGTTCTTCCGCACCCCGCTTGGCTTCCCATCTGAACGGCCCTTTCTTGAGCATCAACTGGTCGCGAAAAATCGTGAAGAACTTAGGCACGGTGTTGGGCGTCAGGCAGGAGCATGGCCCCCATACATCCGTTACCGCTCGCGGTATCGGAGAGCCAGTAAGCCCCCACACGTAATCTTTCGGCGCGACGTACTTGCGCAAGAGTTTTGTTTTCTCGGCTCGTCCATTGCGGTAGCCGCCAATCTCGTCCACGCATACGCAGTCGATATCATCGCGCTCCATCAGGCTATCTTGCAGCACTTCCAGCCCGTCATGGTTGACGATATAGATATCCACTTTCTCAAACAGCTTGCGAGAGCGCGCCTCTTTGTTGTGGCCATGCAGGATCGTCGCCTTGAGCCATGGGAAGTATAGCAGCACTTCGCGATACCATGTGCGTCTCATGGCGGTGAGCGGGCATAGCACGATCATCCGTTGCGCCAGCCCAGCTTTTTTGAGCGCATCGTAGGCAAGCAGGATGCTGCGTGTCTTTCCCGTGCCTAACTCGTTCAGACAATAGGCGCGTTCGTTCTCGATGAACAGCGCAGCCGTCCACTTCTGCACCTGAAACGTGCCCACTGGGAAAATATAGCCAGCCGCGACCTGTAGCCTTGCGGCGTTGAGCATCAGCTTACCAGCAGCGCTCGCAGTTACCCTATCGGGTAAGGGCTGGGCTGAGACGTTCATTGTTTGCCTCAATCTCCTGTAGCCACGCAGTGAGTTCTTCCAACCCGTCGCCTTTGTTTATGCTTGGGTCCTCGTCAATGACAAACGTTTTACAGTTCTGTTTTTCACGTCGGTCCTTCAAGAAATTATCCTGCCGGTCAGTCGGCCCAGCACCGGGCTTCTTCGCTTCGATAAAGAATGCAATCGGCAGCATTTCAACGATAAACCCAAATCGATAATACTTGCCCGCCACACAGTGGTAGTCTATCCCCGCCGCGCCTCTGCCATACTGCACCGGCATGAAAGAATAGACGAACGGAAACGACGCTAATATGCGCGAGATGTTTTTCTTGACACGGCTTTCGGGGGTCATCGCCAAAACCTTTCTTTACCGAACATTGGCAATGCCACTTGGTCATGCTCACCATCGAACGTACCTTTAAGCGCCTTAACTTCCAACTTACGATCATCGACATGAGTAACGATAGCACCGATCCATTCGTCAGGTGCATTGAACCGTATGCGGCGCACTTCCACAATGTCGTTGATTTCTATGCGGCCTTCGGGGGTCATGCTTTATCGCGTATCCTTCACCTTGGTGTATGGGCTGATAAATTGTTTTAACGTCTCAGCCATCTTCTCTTCGGTTTCGCCAGAGAACAGTAGCACGTCAAAATCCATATCTAAATCTTTGCCGTTGAGCTTGATGTACGTGTCTCCTGGCTTCTCAAGGAACTTGCGCAGGTTGCCAAAACTCAGCCCCAGCACCAACAAACTCAACTTACCCTCGCGGGTAAGGACGGTCGCCTTGATCATCGCTTTGGCCCCTTGCCCCAGTGTTCGCACGACGTTACGTCGCAATACTCCATGCACAACCCGCACGGCTTGGGCGGGAAGTCTCTGGTCTTGTGCGCCGTCTCCAGCGCGATCACTCGTGGGAGCAACGCGTCCATTTCTTTTGGTATCTCACTCCGTGTATACACTTCGTGAGTTGTGTCGTTGTACTCCGTCCATAGATAGTCAACCCGGCAGGACTGCACGCTCTTGTAGTGGTTGAAGATCGTCCACGCGTTCAGCATCAGTTGCGTGCCGTCCCATATTCTAGGCGGCTTGCCGGTCTTGTAGTCAACCACATGCCCAAAATCATCGTTCTCCCTGCCGGTTGGCATTAGACGAAAATAATCTATCTTGGCGCGATACCACGTCCGCTTGTCGAAGTAACCCGTTGGGTTACCCGCATTGTCGGTCGATAGTTTTAACTCGCACTGGATGATCTGGAACGGATGCAAGACACGGGTCAACTTCTCTGCCCAGTGTTCCATGTAAATGAACTGTGCAGGCAGGGGCGTAGACCCTGCCACCCGCTTCTGCATGGCGTCATGCAGTTCGTCGCCACGGTCTAGCTCGGCGCTTCTCCCTTGTTCGACTGTCTTGTCTACGTCAATCGCTTGATAGCGGCGCGGACAGGTTTCATAATTTTTTAATTTACTATAGCTCCAAGAGAAGGATTTAACCTTAGTCTTCGTGTCCAACATAAGGTGGCTCCTTCTCCGGGTCGTCGGTCTTACGATGCGGCGTCGTGTCACGCCATACGCGTAGCGCCTCAGTCTTCGTATCGTATGGGCCTACGCTATCGTACGGCGACTTGTTCGCCATGCTTTTAGCGTCGTCATAGGAGTTGATGTACCATCCAGTATTGTCGGGTGTCTCTGGGTCTTCCCAGTATTCAATCCTGTCCATGTTACTCTCTTGGGTAAGTCCACAAATCATGTCAGCACTAACCTAAACTGAGTGATTAACTGATCGCTTGGGAACAGGTCGATAGGCTCCAACGTCACCCCATGCCTGCCGCCAAAGCAATAAAATACATACACCTGATCGTTATAGATATGGCATTGCAGAAAGTCATCCATGGCGATTTTCATCTCGTTGCGTATGCCACCCATGCGCTTAAGGAACATCTCGCGGGCGCGGTTCGCCAATGTGATGTTGTTAGCTGGTAGCGATGCGGGCGGGAAGTTATGCACAACGCCTTGCCGCGCTAGCTCGTTCTGGTTTAAGTTCGCCTGCTGTATGTCGCGCATCATTTGCGCCGCTATTTCATCCTTGTTGATATGCGCCCACATGTCCGGCGCAGACACTACGCCGCCAAGCAGGGAATTAAATGGAGGATCGCTTATCGCCATGTCAGGCTTCCATGTTTTGTCAGGGTCGGTATATAACTTACCCTTTGGGTAAGGCGGCTTCGATTGTCCGCCTGATGATATCCCTGCACGAAGGCGGGATAGAATACCGTCCGTTGCCATCGTTGATCACCCAAATTTTCCTAGGCTCCAGCTTCTTGCGCAACGTGTAGATGATTTGGCGTACGCTGTATTTAATTTCCGGTAGTTCTTCCTCGCCCACCCAGCCGGTCGTATTTAGCATCGCCTGAATAAACCTAGCCTCCATTGGCGACACGCCAAACGCATGCACTAGCGTCTTTTCGTCGGCAGGGATAGGATTGTGCTTCTCGACGGTCATAAACTCAACCATTTTAGTTCCACCTATATAGGGATATTGACCGTGACGCACTGTACACCATGTGTAAGAATGTGTCAAGAATGTAATTCAGAAATTTTATAGCGGTATTTCTGTTTATCACACTGGCTTCCACTCAACCATGTCTGCTAGGTTTTTCCCTAGCTTAACCTCGGCGCTCAATGGTAGCCCCGCGCTCCACTGAGTGTTCCGCGCCATCTCTTGGATGGCTATCGCCGCCAATGTCTCCGCATACTCGTCTGGCACGCAATGCACGTTCTCGTCGTGAATGTTTAACAGCACTCGTGGGTCTGGTATGCCTTGCGCTCTTGCGCGCATCTCAGTGCGCAGCCCCGCCTCGACCACATGCTGCCGGTCAAGCCCTTGGTCGATGTTCTCCAGCAGCTTCGCGCCATATATGCGCTTCGTGAACTGCGCCTGATCGTACACGTAGTTGCCGCGCCCGCTGGCGTCGGTTTCAAACCGCAAGTTGTCGTAGAACAATTTTAACCCGCTGGGTAACATGACAGTTGTGCCTTGCACCTCGCACGGCCCGATCCTATACCCGTCCGCCTGCCCACGCGCCATCAACACGATAAGGTTATTCAGATCGGTCCATAGCCGCTGGATGTAATAGAACCTCTGCCGGTATTTGAACACCCACGTCTCGCACATAGCCAGGGTCAGTTCAAACCCAAGATCGATGCCCTGCTCGCGTGAGAGCGTGCGGATACTAAACAAAAGCTTCCTTGCCGACATGCCGAACCCGAGCCCAAGGATGCAGGTCTTGCCTACGAACCGATGCACCTTACCCACTTGGGTAAGATCGAGCGCGAAGATATCGGCAGCGAAGGCTTTGTAGGTGTCCTCGCCCGCCACATACATTTCAAGCAAGTCGGTCTGGTCAGCCAGCCATGCGACAATGCGCGCTTCGATCTGCGCCGCGTCCACCGCGACAATCGTGTAGCCTTCGGGCGCATACAAACAGCGACGTATCTCCTTGCTCTTGCGGGCGCTGAGGTTCTGCATATTGAGTTGCCAGTCGCCTGAATAACGATGCGTGTGCGCGCCGCCGTACTTGAGCGGCACCGGCATGTATGGCATGCCGAGATGGGCGTTGGTCGCCAGCCCTATGGAGATGAACCGGCTCGACCGTGTTTCCTCGATAGTGGTCTTCGTGCCTAGCCGCGCCGCCACCAACGCTTGAACCATTGGGTCATCATGCTCCAGCAGGTCTGTGAACGCCGTGTCTGTTTTAGCGAAGGCATAAGTGAGTTTCTTTTCTTCTGGATCACTCGGGCTTATCTTCATCGGCGGGTCAACGCCGAACGCCATGAGCAGGCCAGCGAACTTGATGTTGCTAGCCAGCATGCCAGGGTCGGTCAAAGTTACCCTAGAGAGTAAGGCGGCTTTCTTCGCTCGCACCGTCTCCCGGTAGACTTGCAAACTCGCCACGTCTACTTGCAGCAGCGGGGAGGTCGCCATGCGGATAACCCGGTCCATGACGATAGCTTCCATGTTGGGCAGATGCTCGCGCAGCCGGAAGAATATCTCGCGGCAACCCTCTACGTCATTGAATGCATATGACGTAAACAACATCATCTTGCCGGGATCAGCAACCAAGTCGGCCCAATGTACACCCGCCATCTGTTGAATAAACTCGCCCTTCTCGCCTATCCCAAGATACTTGAGTACATTCTTGAGACTGAGCCTGCCGTTGGGGATTTGGTGGTAGATCGTCGCCCGCGCTAGACTGAGCGTACACATGAGCGCGGGCGGGTGGACGCCGTAGCGGTAGGCGGTCACCACGCCGTCAAAGAGCATGTTATGGCTGATCAGGGCGTAGGGCTGGCGTATGTTGGTCAGGAACCGCGCCACGTCGTCCTGCGGCAGGAGGAAGGGCGGTTCGTGATCGATAGCCACGGCGCACGCCAGCGTCTCCCAGCGGCTATCTAGCACATACTCGACCGGCGACATTTTGCGCAAGCTGTACACTCGGTCGTAGTAAGTTTCGTAGTCAGCAAATATACGTAACATTTCTGTAATTACCCTGTAGGTAAATGTGGATCGCGTTAGTGCTTGGTGGGTCCGTTGAGCGCCACTTTGACCTTCTCAAGCACTTCTTGAAGCGTCTTGTTGTTCTTGCCCTCGGCGAGCTTATCTACTTCTTGCGCCACCATGACGTTGCGCATGAACTGCATCTGATCCGACTCGTCTAGCATCGAAAAAATTTCCGCCACGATCTTGATAGCGCTCCTGCACAGGTCGTTGAACGCCTCGCTATGCTCGCTGTCGGCGCTGGGTTTCCAGTCAGGCCACTTGTCGGCATGTGTTTTGGAAGAACGCGCAGTGCAAGCACACGTCCGCCATCTGCTCTGCAATTTTCTTTTTACTCGGCTTACCCATCGGGTTACTCCCGTATCTCTCTATTGAGAATCCCATGCCTCCTTACCCTTCGGAGTAAGTTGCCACATCCCCGGCGTAGGCTGCGTGATGTAGCCATGTAAGCGTAGACGCTCAAGCCGCCCATACAACCCGTTGGTGCCGTAACCCGCCGCCTTCAGGCCGGGGAATGTTTCTTTGCCAACGTGCGGCTCGCCGTCCGCGAACGTCGTCATGATGATAGCATTGCAACCCGCGTAGAGATTGAGTACGTGACCGCTGCCTTTCTTGCGGCGTACTTGCTTGACGCGTACCGGCTTAGGCTTGTGTAGGCTATGCAGCAACTCGGGCAAGTCAGCGCGCTTGAGTTGGCGCTCAATCACCGGCACTTCTTCCACGGTTAAGTCCTGTACCGGCAGGAACTTGGATAGTATCCCGAAAAGTGTCTCACTGTCAATGGTGAACCCAAGCTTGTATTTAATCGTCATGTTCCCTCTCTCCGAGTTGCAAGTTTCCATCGCATCTCATCTAGCAGCGTATCATATACGGATAGCTCGCCCTTCCGGTGTTCTTGCCACGCGTCCAGCCATAGTACAGCCTCATATCTATACTCGTTGCCGAACCGCCAGAATACACGTAGTTTCGATACTTGAACTTTGTTTGTCGGCCACATCACGCCAGTTGACTCATAAACGTCAGTCACGTCACTAAAACTTATCTTGCCAAACGCAGCTTGTTTGGCTACCCATTTACCGAGCGTGATCATGGGACTGAGACTACGGTTTGGTCGTAGTGGCGGCGAGGCGGACATATTAAGCTCGCTTAGCTTTCCTGTTGCGGTACTTCTGCATCTGCACCACATGTCGCACGCCCTGAGCTTGCTGAAGGGTCGGCGCGACAACCTCAGCCTCGGCAATGGGGCGGATGCTCAACTTGTAACCGCACGCTCGCAGCACGGCGTTGAACGTCGCCGCTTGCGGCTTCCTCGTCGCGCCATCCAACCAATTGCGTATTGTGTGAACGGTGACGCCGCTCGCATCCGCAATACCCTTGCGGTTCATATGGCTATCGGCGATGATTGTGCGGACTTGATCGATCATCGGGTCTTTATCTTGAAAAGAATAAGATTTGTAGGTGAACCCCGCCATGTCATTTACCCTCTGGGTTACTTTTCGTTTTTGAACTTGTTATCGAACTTCTTAGCGGCTTTCATCATGATTGCCTCCAACTGCCTAGCCGTGCGCGCAGCCTTGTCGCGGCTCCACTCGTCCAGCGTCTCCGCAAGATGCTCCTTGAGCCACGGTTCTAGCAGCGATGGCGTGCGGTCCACGGTGATGGGCGACTGTATTAACGACTCACCGGAATACGCGGCGTCGAGCATGCGGTACTGGCTGAGCAGCACCCTGCCGGAACGCGCCGTGTCGCTGAGCGCCTTACTCATACGCGGGAAAAACAGCACAGTCGCATCATTCATGACAGTTGACAATTCTTTCTCGATAGCCTTGCGTTCTATTCGCGGGGCTTCTACCGGGATCATGGTGAAGTCGAAGTCGGCAAGGCACTCGCGTATCCACGGCATCAGGTACGCCAGCGTAGCCACGTCCAGCCCATACTGGGGCGAGCGGAACTGCTCCCATATGTAGGTCAGGCTCTCCCACTCGGTCGCCACGCGGATCGGTGTGTCGAGCAAAGCGGCGAACTTACCCTCAGGGTTAATCGTCAGAGCGCCAGCCGGGATCAAGAACACGGACCACATTTGAGTGGGGGTGAACCGCGCCTGAATGGTGGCGCGACGTCCATCAGACAGGGCGAAGCTTAATCCTTTAAAGTTGGATTGAGGCGGGAGATATTGCACGGCGTCACGGAACGCCTTCACCATGCCCGTGCTTGAATACATGATGCTGCATTCAAGCATCGCTTCGTAAGCGCTGTCCACGGTGATGTCTACCGGCATGAACTTGCACACAAAGCTGGCGGCGCTATTTAGTTTCGCATCGATGTAGTTGACTAGGTGCTGGTTCATGTCGGCTTACCCTAAGGGTTAGAGAAAAAGAATGACGATGGTTTGGCGGATTTCACGGGGACTAGACTTACCCCTACCAAAGACCCGAACCCGCCCTTGAAGGCCCATGCACCCAATGGGAGAAGCTTGAGATAACCCCCATCGAGCCAGTGCCTAGCCGGTGCCATCGCTCCCGCTGCCGGTAGAGTACCCTCTGGTAGGGAGCTACGCGGTGACCTTGATCACCAAATAAAATTCCTTGTGCTTCTCGGTGAACACTTCACCTTGCGCCTTGTCCAGCCACTCATACAGCTTGTCGTTAAGCTCGCTCAGCTTTTCGGCATCGTGGCTAACATCGCGTATCTCTGCGACAGTTAGTTCTTCTTCCTTTACATTGAAGGCGTCAAGGTCAAGCTTCGGCATTTGGTTTCTCCGCTGGGTAAAAAGCCTTATCGTTGTCCTCAATCCGCAACCATGCGGGTGAGTAGGTGTTGCGCCATTTATCCGTTGGGTAATGGTGAAACACTCTAGCGCCGCACTCAGGGCAATAGTTAGGACGCCGTGGGTTGACCCAACATATGAGGATGTTGCAGCACGGCATCTGTAGCAGCCTGAACGGGACTTGTTCGTTACTTGGCATTGGGCACGCGTTCGACTGTTATACCGTGGATGGGATCAACGAACCCTTGCGTCTTGCCGCAATGCGGACATGCTCGTGGCTTCCGATAGATCGGTGGCGAACCAATGATATAATAATCGTGGCATTCGTTGCACTCAATGAGTACATTGTTGCCAAGCCTATCTATAACTACTGGGTCCACGTCATTTACCCTTTGGGTTAAGCGGCTCCCTGCCTAATGCTGCGCGCTGCGCGTCACGCATCGTAGGTGTTAACGGCGGTGCGCCTTTCATGTCCGCGCCGTAGTCGTTCGCTTGCAGCCACGCCATGCTCTCAGCGATCATCGCGTCGGTGGCGTCGAGCCATTGCAGCCGCGCCTTATGCACGGTGGCGAGCGGTACGTCAGCACGTACAGGCTCGGGGTTACCCTCATTAACCCACCACTTCGTGGCGTCAACGATGTTAGGGTTGCGAAACAGCGCATCGCGCTTGGCGAGGAACGCTTTAATATCTTCGCCGTTACCCATTGGGTTACTCCTTGCGCAGACGTTCGATGAGCGACCAAAGCTTTTCTTCTTCGGCTTCGGTCAAGTCCCAGTTCTCTGCACCAAGCGCCCACTTCACCACGTCCGATAGCAATAGCTTGCGGACGATGGCTTGTTCCTCTGCGGTTAAGTTACCCATTGAGTAAGTCCTCTGCTTGCGGCGGCACACGAACGATCTCGCCCCACTTGGCGTTCTGGTCGGTGATGCAGCCCCACACGACTGAATAGCTTGGCTCCGGGATTTCGTTCTGGTCGCCGTACAAGTCAGTGAGGTACACCACTAAGTCAGGCTCCAGCCCTTCGTCGTCAATGCGCTCGAACGGCTTGCGGAAACTGGTGCCGCCGCCGATCTTGAGCTTGCACTGGTAAAGATCAGCCGTGCCTTCCAACTCCGTCCACTCCTGCACCCTTGTGTCACACTGCGCGAAGATGATCCGCTTGGGCCGCGCCTGCTCCATCAAGCCAGTGGCTTCCGCCATGAACACGTCGAACGTGCGCTGATTGATGCTGCCAGAGGTGTCAACCACGATCACCACCAAATCGCACCCGAACGCCACGCGACCGGGTGAACCGATGCCGCGATAGACAAGCTGCGGGTCTAGCGTCGCCCACGTATAGCGCCCGTTGCCGATTTTGCGGCTCACAGCCACCGCGAACAGGTCGCGCCAATCAGCCTTGGGGTTGAGCTTCTTGGTGAACGCCCGGTCAAGATTGGCAGGCAGCTGGCCGCGCAATTTCGCGCTTTCCATCGCCGCCGTGACAGTTGTGTCCCACTCGGATTGCGAGCGCTCCGACACAGCCTTGCTTGCCGTCTTGCCACGGCCTTGACCGGGACGCAGGCACTTACCCCATGGGTTACCCGGCATGCCCGGTCCATCGCCCGGTTGCCCACCCGGCTTGCCGCCGCGCTTCTTGTTCTCCTTGTAGCAGGCGCGGTAGGCGTCAAGCACGCCCATGTCGCCGTTGACAACCTTCGGCAGGTAGCAGCCCTTCTCGGGCATCTTGCCGATCTTGGCGTCGATCAACTGCGCATTGATAACGCAGTCCATCGCGTAGTTCATTAGGTCACCATTGTACGGCAGCACCACGCCATCGGCGTACTTAATCTTGCCCTCCTTGCTGAGCATCCAACCCAGCCCAGCGTGGCCATACATCGCATGCTCGACTTCATGGCAGGCGACGAACAACTGCTCGTCAAGTGTCAACTTAAAGAACCATTCGGGGTTGATGTACAGATATTTGTCGTCGGTCGCCGCCGTTGGTATCTTGTCGGTGAACCATGCGTGATCGCAATACTTGTCCACCATCATGCCCAGCCAGATATCGCTGAACGATGGCACAGCCCACAGCATGCAGGCTTTGAACTCGGCCCAGCGTTGCTCTTGCTGCGGCGTCAGCTTAAGCTGCGGCCACAGTTCGATCTCGCCAGCGACAGGCGAGGCTTCAAGTTCGTGTTGCGCGAGGGGCATCGTCGTCTTTCTCTTGAGTTAGAATGTCTGCTATGCGTTTGGTGGAGATTGCAATGGAAAGCAGTAGCCGCAAATCCATCTCGCAATTGGTTGCGAGTTCATCTGCCTCCGGTTCAATCGAGTCAGGCTTATACATTACTTACCCTCCGGGTTAGCCCCTTATCTTGTTTGATCGCATCGCGGAAAGCTTTCCGAGTTCCTTCGGGATCAATCTCCATCATACGCGTAATGATATCCTTCATCATCGCCTTACGCTTCACGGAGTCCAGTCCGATAATGTACTCGCGTAATTCGTTGATGTTGTAGTCCACGCCGTCGATGGTGATGATGGGACGCTTACCCACAGGGTTAGTCCTCCACTTCTACGTCACCAGTGATAACCTTGCCGGTCATCATGTCGATGTCCACCATGCCGTCGCGGGAAGTCTCGGTGATCGTGATGATCGGCTTCGACTTGGCGAGCATGGCGGCGGGGCCATATATCGTACGTGCGGATTGCGTGACCAACTCAAGGAACGCGGCGCGCAGTTCGTCGTCGTTGGCGGATACATCCACGGTCAGCGTGGTATTGAATACGAGGCGCATGCTGGTCTTGTCCTTGCTCAGAGTTTCGTTGAGATGAGTTGAGATGTTGAGACGGCGCAGTGCGTCGTGATGGGCGTTAGGCATTTGGTATAGCATTACCATCCGCTTGACTTGTCCATCCCACTCGCTGCGCATCCATTGACCGGGTATGAGCGGCTTACCCATAGGGTTATACTAAATGCCCCGTGATGTAAAGCACGAAGGCCAGACCGCAGAGCGCGATAACAAAATCAGTCTCGGTGAAGTTGTCCATTTGTTATTTATTCTCCACCTTGTAGCGGTTGAGGATAGCAATGAGCGCTGTATTCCTGCCGCACCACGCCGCGAAGTCCGGCTGGAACGCCAGCTGATATGTGCGCTGTATCGCCATGCGAACGAACACCGTTTGATGCTCCATCGGCATGCGAGCCATGAACTGTAACGCTTGCTTAGCGTCTTGCACGCTGACACGCGAGGCGATCTTGTAGGACATGAGCCGTTGAGCGTCGGGCTTACCCGGCAGGGTAACCTTCAGCGGGTTGGCGATCACGTCCTCGTAGCTCGATAGCTCCTGCCCAAGGCGTATCGTCTTCATGAGTTGCGTCATGGCCGGTATGCCAATGCCGCCCTTCACTTCCTCCTGGGTCAGCGGGTCGGTCGGTATCTTGTCAGTGTCGAACGAACGCATGAGGGATTGCAAATGCGTGTCGGCCTGATGCAATGCGCGTGGCGTACACCACGGGCGCTCGTCCTCAGGCATGGGCTCGAACACAAGTTGCGGGTTTTCCTCGGCGAACTGGATCGTCTCAGGCAGCAAGCGCACTTCGTGGTAGTAATCGAGCGTGCTTTCCAAGTCGTCGGTGACTTCGATCTCGATACGCCGTCCAATCAAGTGGCGCGGCTCACGCGACGAACCCGACTTCTCGTTCATGAAGTTGCCCGCGAACATGACAACCCAACCGGGCGGAAAGCGATGGTTGCCCAGCACTTTGCTGAGCGCCGCCTCGCCTACGATTTTCTTTTCGTCGCCGCCCAGCTTGTCGGCCTCGTCCACGAGGATGATACCGCCAGTATACGCGTCGAGCGGCTTACCCTCCTGGGTAATCCACCAATACGGGCGAGTGAACACGGAGATGGTCGCCCCGGTTTTGTCGTCGGTCTTGGGGATCATGAACCCCATTGCGGTTTGCAGCGTGAAGTTCGCGCCGTTAATCACGCTCAGCCCGTACGTCCCTTCCGGGTCGATGCGGCGCATGATTTTCGGGAACTGCTCGAACGTGGTTGTCTTGCCGCGTCCGATCTTACCCTTGAGGTAATACGACGGGCCTTTCGGTTCTAAGGCGCTGTAGTAGAGCGCTGGCAATCGCGCCACAAGCTGGTTCAGCTTCATGTCGGTCTTTCTAAGGTTGTGTTACCCAACGGGTAACGTGGTGAAGTTGATAGTGTAGCACAAGTGTAATAGGCTGTCAATTAATATTAACAGAAATCTTTTACACGCCTTTCTGATTATAGCAATAACTATGGATCGGTTTCGCCGTCGTTGTCGTGGTATATGTCGCCACCGCATGACAAGGATAGACTGCCGCCGCTGCGATGATACGCGCAGCAACAACGTGACGCGCAGCAACAACGTGACAGGTGACGGCGCGCAATAGCGCGCCATATCTTTGCCAGCCTGCGTTGCTTGAGGCAGTACGGGCCAACGAACTTGGGGCTGGTCATTGCTTACCCTCCTGAGTTAACGGCTCAACTTCGACCATGAAACAATCAAGGTCCATGCCTTGCTTCTGGATCATGTCCTCGGCCTTATCCTTGGCTTCTGTTTCAGTGTCGGCCAGGATGTTGAACTGGTCGAATAGATTGATCTCAAATACCTTCACAAGATATTTCATGGCTTACCCTTTGGGTTAGCGTGCTTGCGCGGTTGCTTGGGTTTGGGGAATTTCGGCTTGCCCCAAGTCAGCGTGGGATACTCACGCTTGAAGAACAACTTCACTGCCGTTGTGTTGGGCGCGCCGATCCGCTCGTGATGCAGCACGCGCTTGGAGGCGACGAACTTTATCACCACCTCATACAAGCCCTTGCGTACGCGAGTGACGCTGCCGTACAACGGCATGTCGTCGCCTCGCACGATACGTCGAATTGTTCGCATGGATTTCTCGCAATAAAAAAGGGCGGCAGGGATTAGCTGCCGCCCTTATAAGTTACCTAGTGGGTTAGGTTATGCGGCAGGCGCAGCGTGCACTGCGGCTTGCCGTTCAGCCTTGGTCGGCTTGGGTTGCGCAGCCTTCTCAGCCTTGACGCGCTCAGCCTCGGCCTTGTCGGCGGCGGCTTGCGCCTTCGCCTGTTGGGCTTGCAGTTCCTCGGCGTCGTGCTGGCTCAGCAGATCGGGCGCAACCTTAGCGAGCGCCGTCCGCAGCCACTCGATAGCGTTAGCGAGTTCCTCACTAGTGATGGCGTTGCGCTTGTCGCTGCCCTTGTACGTAGCCTTCGCCTTGACTAGGGTGTCGAGCAGGTAGTCCTCGCCGGTCTTATCCACCGGCTCCTTGACTTCCTGCGTCATCAAGCCGCGCAGTTCGTCATCGGTCAAGACTGGAGCCAAGCCAGTGTGCTTGACGCCCGACTTCTTGCCCGCTTCGACGGCGTCCTTCTGCTTCTTGAGTTGGGCGCGAGCTACGTCCACGAGAATGGCGTAAGTCGAACCGGGCTTGACGCCCTTCTTGGCGTCGGCGCTGCCGTTGGCGACACGCAGCAAGTCGATATGCATGTTGCGCGCCTTGCGCACCAAGTCGAGCGCGTCACTCTCGTACTTGTTGCCAAGGTAGACGAACTGGCGCAGCTTCGACAGCTGCTGCTCCAAGGACTTGGCCGGGGCCGCGCCCATCGCCGCTTCGTCGGACACTTCGCCCGCGTCCTCGTACGACGACGCCTTGGTGACGCCCTCTTTGAACTTGTCGTACACTTCGGAAGTCTGCTCGGGCGTGATCGCGCCGTCCTGCGCAGCCTCGACAACCGCTTCAGCCAGCGCAATCATGCTGGTCTTGCCGCCGCCATAGATCTTGCCTAACCCAAGCACTTTGTTTTTCAGGTTGTTGTATTGTGTCTTCGGCGACACAGTGCGCGGGTTGTTGCTTTGGTCGGCCACCCGACTATTTTGCGAAGGGGCATGGGGAGTAGCAGCGGGACGCGTCGGCTTGTCAGGCACGCCCGCCGCCTCTTGATCGGCAATGTCCGCCTCGGAGTTATTACCCTCAGGGTTAGTCTCGGGCGTGAACGAAGCATCTACGGCGTCAGCCGCATCGACTTCATTTTCCTCGCCAACGTTGTCGAGCTTGGGTCGTTTCACCAATGTCTTTACTCCTGTTTACACTTTGTTACGCCAAGTGTCGTTGCGTCCTGCCAATATGGCATGAAAGGATAACCCTGTCAAGCGGGTTAGTGACTATTATTTACACAACTGATACGCGCGGTTCTCAGACGTGCGCGCATGGGTTGTGTAACGATTAGTAATGGCAGAAGGCGTTAGGAGCCTTAGCCCATATTTGAAAGCATCGCTTTCTGGCTTCGTCCTGTTGTACCGCCATCATGTATTCAAAATGCGTGCGGCTCGCCGTCTCGGCTTCGGTTTCACGTTCCGAATAGCCGGTGTAATTTCCATCTACGTCGTAGTTGCGAATAATATCGCCAGCGTGCGCCATCGTTGACGCCAGCATGACGGCAGAGAATACAAGATGTTTCATGAGTTACCCCTTGGGTTAGTCTGCCTCGCGCTCAATGCGCGCTTGCCAGATTGCATGTAGTCGTTTGGCGCGAGCATACGCAGCAATGCGCGCCTCGTTATGCTCGATACTCAACTCATCAAGCACGCGCCATGATGGGTTGTCGAGCATGGCTGCTGCTTCCTCATGCCGATTGTCAATATCGGCAAGCACAGATGACAAGGCGCGATCAATGCGCTGCTCGCGTCGGCTTCTCATGAGTTACCCTTTGGGTTAGAGAACACTACTATCCATGCCAGTTCACGATGACCATCGTCACCTTTCTCGTGGTCAGGTCTGGCATGGGAACTAGTGTTGGCGGGTCGTTCTATCCCGCATGCCTTATCAGGTTTGGATCGGTGAACGAACAAATGAACTGCTCGTTACCGTCGCAATGGCCGATCACTGTTTCGTTGGTGATGTAGGCGTGAACTTTCAACCCGGCTTTCACTGGTATGCGATAGCGCCATGCGTCGCGCTTCCATAGTTGTGTTTTGCCGTTGCAACGCACGCGCCAATAGCGACCAGACGCCATGCGCAGCCAAATCGAACCATGATCGATCTCGTAACGCACTTGTTGATGCGAGGAACTCAAGGCAGCACTCCGATTGCATCGAGGATAACAGCGCTGCATGGCATGATGCAGAACACAATGAGCGCGAGGATGAGGACGGCATGAAAGAATGAAGTTTTCATGGCATTCTCATGATGTTGTGGACACGGCAGGAGAGAGGGCATTTATCGAGCGCGATAAGCATTGCCTGATGGAAGTCATTCGCCATCACGTCGATCCATGTCCAGTCGCCGTTAGGCCACTGGAATGTGATTTGGTATTTGATCATAGCGGCTTGTACTCTTTGGTTAGCGTGAACATGAAGCAAAAGCGGCCCAACTTGATGAACCGCAGTCCGCCGACTTTGCGGCAGGAGAAATTGATTACACGCGCTCGCTTGCGAGCATCCACAGCGTGAACAACAGTGAGAGCGTTAGCCACATCATTACCTCTTGGGTTACGCCGTCGAAACGGCAGAGAAAGGTTTTTCCGAAGGATACAACCATAGATAGGCCGTTGACAGTCAACTAGTGGTTGTAAATACTTACGGTTTTGACGAAGATTAAATGGTGAAAGTCAAGTAAGATCAATGGGTTAGCTCAAGTATTATAATGTTCTATACTTCCATAATATATATAACTCATTGATATCATTGACATAATACTTTAAAGTCCTAGTATTAGCCTAAAAAGAGATAATGCTATAGGGGGAGGGGAAGTATTATTGGACTTCGAGACTTACCCTAAACACACGTGGGTAAGTTGTGATACCCTATAGGGGTTATTCTATATATAATACTATAATACTATAATACATATATTTAAAAGCAATCCTGCCAGTTAGTTAGCGGCCGGTTTCTCAAATTCCGAAGGTTGGAGTTTACACACTTTTACACTTTCGGAATAATACTAATAATACTTATAATACATAATTAGGCCCGTTTTAGGACCTAATTAAGTATTATAATACTTATTTTGTGCCAGTTTGGGCGTCCAGCCAGCGTTGCAACGCGTCGTAGCGATCCAATTCTTCCTGTTCGCGGTTCATTTTACGCGTATCCTTATTTTTGTGCCCTTGCGGCCGTTTTTCACGCGCCGCCGCGATGGCGCTTTCGGGTCAGGAAGGTTCACATATGTTGTGGCGCGAAGATTATTCACGCGACCGACACGAATACGAATACGCGGCGCGCTTGAAGGCGACCGCGAAAAAGGATCATAGCATCTAGCGTTTTGGTTCATGACTTACCCTTTGGGTTAGTTGCAAGCGCGAAACGGAGCATATACGGTAATGCGTATCGCTTGGTTACAGATTTGCTCCGCAACGTTGCCATGTGTGGCCTTCCTCGCCGCATACGCTACATGAGGCCAGCGGCTTGCGAGCCGTCTTCAGCTGACGATAAACCTCTGTTTTCGCAGCGAGAGTTTTCGTCGCCTTCAGGTTTTCGTTGAGCTTTTCGATCTTAGCTCTGCGTTCATCGAACGCCTTGGCTACGCGGTCGAATTCCTCTTGAGAAACGTATTCCATTGTCTTTACCCTTTGGGTTAGTTGCAAGCGCGAAACGGCGCGAAGTTCATAATACTTATTAAGTATTATGAAACGTCACGCCGTCTCTGGTTTGCAACTAGCCGCCGTAGCGGCTAGGTCTTCGTTGTGTCTATTCGTGACCGCCGATCATTTGCAGATCGAACATATTTCAGGCACTGCCCTCCTTTGCGTCTTGTGTCGCGTCACCTAAGCTCCTTAGCTCTGGACGCGCAGCGCTCTTACGAGGGTGCGACCGTCACTCCGCAGATACGTGGGACCGTGAACGCACGGCTTCGCGGACTTGCTCCGCACATCCTTGCAGGTACCCTCGCTGCGGTATGGGGCAGAAGCTCCTGCGAGCCGCCAAGCCATACCTGCCACACGTCAGACGTGCGTCAGCTACTCTCCTGTTGAGAATGCCACGCGCAGCCTCTCGGCTCCGCGGGTCACCAACATACCGGGCTTCTAAGCGACAGCGTTGGGACACATTACCCAATGGGCAACCAGGGGTCAAGACGGTAGGGCATGTGGACCAAGGCAAGGACCGGCGGGCGGGCCTTTAGGTGTCCCCAAAATATCTTGGCGCCCCGAAATATCCACAACCCCTAGACGTATAATAATACATAGTATTCACAGTATTCCCTAAGTAATTGTTAAGTATTCAACCCCCCTTGACAACCACCCGCAAAGGTGTTATCTTAACCCCCGTGGGTAAGCTCCCTGCCAAGGTTGTCGAGTGTTTCAATGTAAACGAGACACACGGCAATGCAAGCCCACTGCGCAGAATGGACCCTGTACGGATCGGATGCTGTCCCCGCCGTGCAGGGTCTTTCAGCGCGCTCGGCCCATCTTTTCTCCTGCCGACTTACCCCACGGGTAACCCTTCTTACGAATGAGCGATCCTAGCGAGCGAATGAGTAAGAACATATGAGAAGCGGCGGTGTAAGACAACAATGGGTATACAACGCTCCCCCTACGATATCTTCCTTCCTACAGTCGGAAGCGTTCGGACGATTGATTTGGGGACCCGTTGGTTCAGGCAAGACGACCGGGTGTATCGTCGAAGCTGCGAGGCGTATGGCCCAGCAGGAGCCTGCGCTAGATGGGAAACGTTATACGCGCATCGCCATTATACGCCAGTCCCTGAAAGATGCTAAAGCGACTGTCCTGAAGGATGTGAGAGGGTGGTTCGGTTCTATTGCCGATTGGAGGGTCTCAGAATCGACCCTCTATTTGGAGTACGGCGATGTCGTCTCCGAGTGGCCGTTCATACCGCTTGATGAGCCTGATGACGTAAAGAGATTACTCTCATTGCAACTCACGGCTGCGTACGTCAATGAGTGCATCGAGACAGACATAAATCTTCTTTCTGACATTGCCGGTCGTGTCGGACGGTATCCTAATAATGATCAGGGTGTATGTTCGTGGTCGGGCATCTGGGCCGATACGAACGCGCCGATAATGAATACGCCGTGGGCGAATTTTATGGCCGCCCCGCCGCCGCAGTGGCAGGTGTTCCACCAGCCGGGAGGGCATATATACCCCACATTCGCATCGAGCGGAAGCGTGGATGCGCATGGTAACCCTATCATGGTGCAGATAGGTGGTGCGGAGAATCTCCCGCATCTTAATCAGACGGCGGAAACCATTCTCCTGCCGGAAGACGACCCGCGAAGGATAGCGCAGGGGAGAGGATATTATGATCGGCTTCTCTCTGTTGGTACTTCTGATTACATCAGAAGATACGTCTGGTCGGAGTTTGGCCGCGATCCTAGCGGCGCTGCCGTGTTTGCTGAAAGTTTTAGGTACGATTATCATGTGTCCAGCGTCCCATTGGAGCCTGTCTATAGCCGCATGCTTGTGGTGGGGCAGGATTTCGGGCGGTCGCCGTGGTCCCTTATATGCCAGTTGGATCACTCAGGGCGATTATTAGTGCTGGAGGAAGTGCCGGGGCGCGGCCCCACCGGAGAAAACCTTGGGCTTGAGCAGCACGCCAAGCAGAATCTCATACCGGTATTGCTCCAACCAAGATACGCCGGTCGGCCTATCGGGATTGTTGGCGACCCCTCAGGGCAGGCGAAAGACTCCCTGTTTGAACTTAACAGTTTTGACTTGCTTAAGCGCTGCGGGCTGGCGGCGGAGCCTGCTCCGACAAACGACTTGGAGCCGAGATTACGTGGGGTGGAGAGCTTCTTTACGAGAAACGTGGGGGGAAGTCCAGCGCTCCTTATTGATGGGACGCGCTGTCCCACGCTGGTTGCGGCGCTCAACGGACAGTACAAGTTCGCTACGACGTTGGATACGAGCGGCGGGATGTATGTGAAAACCGTGCCGGAGAAATTACATCCATGGTCGGACGTGGCGGATTGCTTGCAGTATGTGTGCTTGGTGACGGGGAACGCGGGAGCTTACGCATGGGTGCTGGGCCGGATCGTGCAGACCCTCAGGCCGCGCCGCCCGATGCGGGTAGCTCCCAGCGCCCTCGCTTGGACGTGAGTCTTTTGATCTTGATGCTTGCAAACGCGCTGTTCTGGACGGCGTTGTGGCAGCTTGCTAGTGCATTTGCATGTGCGTTTACGCAAACATGCTAAACGCTAATAGGCATGACCGGGGTTGGCCCCGCGTCCAACTGCTGACGTGGATAACCATAACCGATCAAAGCTGGCGCTATTGCATCGAGCCGATGGGCTATCGCGATGCGGTGTGGGAGCGCTCAGGTTACGTGGAGATAATAATATGGAAAACGATAAGGTAGATTATCACATCGGACAGCGCGTCAACATGACCAACGTGCTTGCCGACGACAAGGATCAGGATGGCGTGATCATCGGCATCGTTATGCGGCGCGATCGCAAAACGCAATGTTTCATCGTTGAAGACGATGGCGGCAGCTTATATATCCCGATTGAAGAACAGTTAAAGGTCTTCGAGGGGTAGCGCATCGAACAGGCGCGATTGCGTGTAAGCTCCTTCAGCGAGCGATGTTTCACGAGCGCGAACATCGAGTGTTTCATGTTCCAGCGTCACACTTTCTATCCCCGATTGAAGAACCATGGGCGCAACGCCGCCGCCAAGGTTGATTTCCAGCTTGAAGAACTGGCCAGCCCCAGCGCCTACCGGCTCGACCTGACCTAGCCCAGCGACCCGTGACACGACCTCGAAGGCTTTCACTTTGGAGCTTAGCGGCTCCTTGTCGTTGGTCATCGCTAGATAGAAGTGGGGCAGCGCCTGCTCTATATTAACTGCCGCCTTGAGCTTGATGCGCTTGTGGGTGTTGCTTGCTCCCTCCCACTCGTCTTGCGCCTGCCGCAGCATCTGCCGGAACATGCGCGTCTCGCTCAGGTCCGTGTATTCCTGCGACGTGAAGCCGAGAACGTTCAGCACTTCTTCGGGCGTCTGGATGCCGCGAATGACGCCGTTGGCTAGCTCGCGCAGGCGTTGTTCTTCTCTGGAGGACAGAAAATCTTCCATGAAAAATAAATCTCCAAAGGGGGGTTGACATTGTGAATTTTTTATGATATAGCACATTACGACCCGAAAGTCAATTGTGATCGTGACTACGACTTTTTAGTTACCCGATGGGTAAGTCCGTGGCAGGCGGGCAAGGGCAGGATGGCGGCGCTACCAAACGCACCGGCGCTACGTGTCGTCTCGCGTGGAGATACGCAAGCGCAACAGCAGGTGCTTGACGCAGCGAGAGCGCAGTCGTATGCGCCGCCACAAAACGCGAGCCCGTTTGTGGGCGAGCCACCAGTAGGGCTGGCTGGGTACGTAACTGATCAATACACGCTTATGCGCAGGCACCGCGACACTCCCGGCAGGGGGTGGAGCGACAAGCTCCTTGCCAGCTTGAGGGCGTTCAATGGCGTCTATGATGTGAACGTCATCCAAGAGATAAAGCGCTTCGGCGGATCGAACGTCTATGCGCGCCTGATTGCACAAAAGTGCAGAGGCACCTCTTCGTTATTGCGCGACGTGTACCTAGGCACGGAAAAACCTTGGGGACTTGAGCCAGATAGCGACCCCGATGTTCCTGACGAGGTTGTGCAGGCGATAGCGACGCACATTGGCGAGACGGTCACCAGTCAGATACAGGCGCACTTTGCAGCGTTGCAAGCACAGGCTGCGCATCAGATAGGAACAGCCGCCGCTCATGCGATAGGCGCGCAGCAGGGGCAGTCTCCTTCGTTTATTGATGCTTCGATACCCTCGCATTTTAGTGGCCCGTCTCAGGGGGCTTCGACGGGCGCTATTCCACCCGGCATGCCAGTTCCTCCGAACGCCCCCGGTATACCGGGGGCTATGCCCAATGCTCAAGGCGCAGGGCTTCCTCCCCCTCCCCCGCCTCCACCTCTGCCTGATCCGAACACCGTCAGGGATATTTATGACCTGATGATGGAGGACGCTCGCGATCAGGCGAAGCGCAAGGCGGTCGAGCAGACGAAGGTTGCGCAAGACAAGCTGGAAGAATATCTGGCGATGGGCGAGTTTTATACCGCCCTCGCCGAGTTCCTCGTCGATCTGCCGATGTATCCGTACGCCTGCCTGAAGGGGCCTACGGTCAGAATTAAAACTCAGGTGAAGTGGACGAAGGACGTATCGCCATTCCCTGCCAACTCTAACACACCATCTCCCGCTTCGCCTACGTTGGGAGGCGCGCCCGGAGGGGGCGCGCTGCCGACTGATCCGCAAACTGATCTCCCCATGCCTTCGCCCCCGGCACCCACTCAGCCTACTCCCGTAGGTGGGTTAGGTGCAGTCGGCGCTGGGGGGGTTGCCCAAGGGTTTAACCCAGCGGGTAACGGCGCGGCCTATCCCCCAGGCCAAGCGTCCCTCGCCCCCCAAAAACAAAAACCCCAGTTGGCTAAGCCCATTGTGCAGGACGTGCCGGTGCTGTGCTGGGAGCGCGTATCGCCGTTCGACATTTATTGGACCCCCGGCGTATCGAGCATCGAAGATGCCAACATCATCCAGCGTAGTCGTCTTACACGGGCTGAGATTAACACACTCTTGGACCTCCCTGGATTTATCGTAGATGAAGTAAGGGCCGTACTCGATGAGTACGGCAGGGGCGGTCTGGTCGATAACTGGGACCAAACCGACTCCGAGCGTTCAATACTTGAAGGGCGAGAGGACCCGCGTTTTAACCAATCTGGCTTAATAGCGTGTTTGGAGTTCCAAGGGAACGCACAGGGGCGGTTCCTGTTGGACTTGGGCATGGACCCGGCGCAGATACCCGACCCCCTCAGGGATTACTATTGCAATGCTTGGCTTATTGGCAGACACATTATCAAGGTTCAGCTTATCCCCTCGCCAAGAAAGAGACATCAATATTACATCACCAGCTTCGAGAAAATTCCCGGTAACCCTTGCGGCAATGGTCTGCCTGACTTACTGGCAGACGTGTCTTCAGTGGCTAATGCTACGCTGCGCGCACTGGTTAATAACCTCTCGGTTAGCTCAGGCCCGCAAGTCGTCGTCAATGACGACCGACTTGGAGATGGCGAGAACGGAGAGGATATGTATCCGTGGAAGCGATGGCACGTTAAGAGTGATCCATTTGGAAATAACACCGAGAAAGCCGTAGAGTTCTTCTCTCCTGCCAGTAACGCTAACGAGCTTCTCTCGGTATATACCGCTTTTAGCGGTATGGCTGACGAGGCGTCAGCGATTCCGAAATTTATGACCGGCTCGCCGCCCACTGGCGGCTTAGGCCGCACTGCGAGCGGCCTAAGCATGCTGATGCAAAATAGTTCTAAGATACTACAAACCGTCGCATCGAACATCGATATCGACGTGATCGAGCCGGTCATCAATGCGCTGCTCGATATGGTGATGATGACCGACCAGACGGGATTGTTGACTGGCGAAGAGAAGGTACGGGTGCTAGGCGTGCAAGTCGCTCAGCAGCGTGAGACGCAGCGTGCGAGGCAGCTTGAGTTCCTTCAATTGACTGCGAACCCAATCGACATGGCGATTATTGGGCCGAAGGGCCGCGCCCAAGTGCTTCGTAATGTGGCCACCGAGATCGGCCTGCCGGGCGAGAACATTGTGCCCAGCGAGGCCGATCTGGATAAACAGCAACAGCAAGCCGCCGCGAACGCTGGCGCGCAGGGTCAGCCGGGGCATGCGCCCATTGGTGGGGCGCCAAACGCACCTCCCGTCCCCCCTGGTCAGGGCGGGCCGCCGCAGACCGCTCCGAACACCCAAGCCCCCGGTCCCGCCCAGCAGGCGCAGGGTAACGCGCCCCCCGGCGCGCCGGGTCAGGGGGGACAGCCACGCACGAACTTGGTTAACCAAGGGGGGCCGACACATTGAGCAATTCGAGTGGAGATGCTTCGAACACTCGCATCTCAAGAGAACATAACCCTTCTGGTTACCCGATGGGTAACCCAGTAAAAGAGCGCGAAGCCGACGCCGAGCGTCGTGCGAGGGCGCAGGCGCGCAAGCCTCTCATAGCGAAATGGGAGCCGAATATCCCTGCCGGTTACATTCATGTCGATGACGCCATCGAGTACATGCGCCGTCGCTGGAGTAAGATGGCGCGGGCTGAAATGCTTGAAATGTTCAGTCGCGACGACACCGGCCCGAAGTGGACGATCTTTGGCGATTGGCCCGCTAAAAATCATCTTGGTGAGGAAAATCGGGGCGAGCGCTATTATGCGTTCGATGATATCGATTTGTGGGTGTACCGGACCATGACCGGAGTGCCAGCATCATGGCGGGAGGCGCTTGGTAGACCAAGCACCGTGCCGGTACGGCGTATCGAGTTAGAGGACTTTTCTCATGCCAAGGAATCCAGCAATGGCAGGACCAGGATCGAGAAAGATGGGCGGCGCAGGAATTAAGGCAGGGCGTCCGCCGACGCCGATGGCGGGAAGCGGGTTAGGCGCGCCGAAGGGCGGACCCGCCGCCGCAATGGGAGCGCCCCCGATGGCCCCGAAAGTCGCGAACGTACGTCCACCCGGTTTGGGCGCAGGCGCGCCCCCACCGATGCCGGGTGGCGCAGGGCCGCCGCCTCCTCCGGCAGGTGGTGCAGGAGGAATGGGCGGCTCAGGCGGCTTCGCTAAGGGTGGCAGCGCCGTTCGTGAGGGCGGTGAGGGTGGCGAGGAAGCCAAGGTTGAAGGCGCTGAGCGTCCTGCGTTTCGCAAGGGCGGCGCTGTCGGCGGTGGTGGCGACACCAAGGCTCGTTACAAAGGTGTGATTCACAAGGGGCGTGGGTAGCTTTTGCGTATACGCACACGAGAAGTAACCTAATGGGTAAGCAGTTAGAACTGTTCGACCCGTTTACGGACTTAGGAGGTATTGTTATGGGTAAAGTGGAAAAGCGATCAGAGGACCCCGGATTCTTTGCTAAGGGCGGTTCGGGCAAAATGTTCGGCAAAGGCGGCGCGGGTGACGCCGAGTCAGGTGTTTCCGGCAAGCAGAGCAACGCGCCGACTGGATCGAGCGATAAGTTCGCGTCGGGCGGCAAGGGGAAGATGTTTGGCAAGCAGACCGCAAACAAAATGACGCCGGGGCAATCAGGCAAATCAGGGTAATTTTTTGCCCAAAAAGGTACGAAAGCGTGTTGACAAAGTAGTAAGACTATGCCTAAACTGTAGGTTGCTGATTCGGACCCGTATTGTTCCCGTACTGTTCTTTTACCCAAAGGGTAACCGTCATGCCTATGGCTCCATTCCAGCATATCGACTATGGCAACCGGATTTCGGCTATTCGTCAGGTCGCTATTGCTTTGACGCAGCCGACGTTCAATATCCCGTCGCAGAGCGCTTCGCCCGATGATCTGACGTGCTTGTTTTGGATTAATAGAATGCGGGCCTCGCTTACGTTGGGGCGTCTGCCGAGCCTGGACTATACCGGCTTTCAGGCGGCGCTTAATATTCTTGTTGCGGAAGTTCCGTAATGGATATTGGGCAAGCAGTTCGGCGGCTCAAGTCGGGGGATAAGGTCGTCCGGTCGGGCTGGAACGGCAAGAATATGTATGTCGAGCTACAGACGCCCGACGAGGACAGCAGGATGACGCTGCCCTATGTGTTCATGTTTACGGCGCTGGGCGACCTTGTGCCGTGGCTGTGCAGCCAGACCGACTTGCTGGCGGACGATTGGGAAATTTACAATGGATAGCGCAAGTGATGAGCGCACCGTCAACAATACAATGCGCCATCAGTATCGGGTGCTGACTGACGGCGAGAAGCATGATATGGTACGGCTTAAGGATATGGGGCTTACGTTTCTCTGTTTGATCGATGACTGCGTGCCGCAAGGACGGGAGGCGTCACTAGCCAAGACGAAGATCGAAGAAGCCGTCATGTGGGCGGTGAAAGGATTGACCGGTGGATAAACCCTATGAGCGCAAGAAAGACTCGAAGGATTGGGGTGACACTGACGCAGGCACCGAGCGCAAGTTCGGCCCCTGTAACACTCGCGCCGAGCTTGAAGGGCTATGGGATCACGCGCCGAAGGAAGTTGTCGGTCAAGGGTTAGGACGCCTTTTGACCAACAACTACTGTAAGGAAGACGACGGCAAGGCATCTACCGGGGACATGGTTGACGATATCATCAACGGCGGACCTCCGTTCGCCAATGTCAGCACCCCCCGACGCATTCTCTAACGACTCTTACCCTAAGGGTAAAATGGGTAACTCACCACGCGAGGAATATATACGGGCGTTATATGATCTGAGCAAGGGGGACCCCGCACGGTGGGCGACATTCATAGAGGCGTTCAAAGTGTTTACATTGTTTGAGTACGAGCGGTCGCTATCAACGCCATCTGGCGAGGCGCATATCGCCTTGGGTATGAACAGACGGATGCGGGATCTACGAGACGACTTTATCCACATTGAGAACTTAGCGGACAAACTCAGGAAATGAATACGACGATCCAAGGGCATAACGCTGTAGGCGGCGCGACCAAGCGCGGTGCGCCTGATCCTTCCGTGCCGGTTCCCCCCGGCGTGAAGGCGCAGGCGGATCGCGCCAATGCGCTTATAGAGCAGGCCAAAGCCGCCAAGGACGCCAACGAGGCGAACGGCGGCAATGAGCTTGTACGTCCGCTTATACCGCCCACTAGATCGAACCCCACGGTGATTACCGGTGACTTCGATCCACGCAATCCGCGTCCGCCAGAGTTTGGCGATCCGGCTGATACGCGGGTGCAGGCGCAGCCAACACCTCCACAATTTACGCCCCCGGCTCCCCCACAAGCGGCGCAGCCGCAGAGCGAGGCTGACTGGGAGCATCAGTTCAAATCGCTTAAGGGTCGATACGAGCGTGACCAAGATGAGAAGCGCAGGCTTCAACAGACGCTCATCGACCAGCAAAGGCTGTTGGCGCAAGTGGGTAGCCCCCCGACCCCTCACACAGCGTCGCAGGGCGAGGGGTCGGGGGTGCGATTTAACGTCGCACCCCCACCCCCCGGTCGCCGGGTTACTCAAGCTGAAGTGCAGGAGTACGGCCAAGAGCTTATGGACGTTATGGGCCGTCGCGCCGCCGAGGTCTATGAGCCGATCTTGCAACAATTGGCGGGCGAATTGCAGACCGTCAAGCGGCAGATAGGCGGCGTCCAGAACACCGTGGTGTTCGACGCTCGTGTCAAGATGTACGACGACTTGGCGCGCACCATCCCGCAGTGGGACGCGATTAACAATTCCCCGCAGTTCGCCTCGTGGTTGGATCAGGTCGATCCCATCTCGCATCGGACGCGGCGTGAGTTCCTGAACGGCGCGCATAACTCGAATAGCACCGGTCAGGTTATTGATATCTTCAATGCGTTCCTTAACACTTATGGCGGTGCAGGCGCAGCCAGTGGCGCAGGTCAGTCCGGTAACGGTGCTGCGGGCAATGGGGTTTCCCCGCAGCAATTTGATCTGCGGCAACTCGCTGCCCCTGGTCGAGCCAAGGGCGGCGATACGCAAGCGCCCCCGGAAAAGCAGCCTGTCTATACGAGTGAGATTAGGCAATTTTACGCCGAGAAGCTTAGAGGCAAGTACGCTGGCCGTGAGGCTGAGGCGACGGCAATCGAGCGGCAGATAGCCGAAGCGAGCCGTGAGAACAGGGTTATTAAGAATACCTAGACATACGTTAGGCAATTTATCTATCTCTGGCTGATGGCGTCCTAGCCCTAACACGCTAGCACCCATACAGAGCGAGGCCGAGCCGAGTCACTCCGCTCGTTTGATGCCGACTTTCGACCCACGGTTTCAAACTTAACGGAGAAACATCATGGCTCTCGGTCTGGCTGGTTCAGCCACTACCCCTCCAATCTATCCCAGCGGCAGCACGTCCACTGACTATGTAGCAGCCGGTTTTATCCCCGAGATTTGGTCGGGGAAGCTGATCGAAAAGTTCTATGCGGCGACTGTCCTAGCCGCGATCAGCAATACCGACTACGAGGGCGAAATCAAGAGTTACGGCGATAGAGTCAAGATCCGCACCAAGCCGACTCTGATCATCAATAACTACCTCGTCAACGGCGATTTGGCGCTTCAGCGTCCTGCTGGCAGTGCTGTCGAGTTGACTATCGATCAAGGCAAATACTTCGCCGCGATCATTGACGATGTGATCGAGAAGCAATCTGACATCAACAACATGTCTCTCTGGTCGGACGATGCGTCCGAGCAGATGAAGATCGTTGTCGATACGGACGTGCTGACGTTTTTGATGAACCAAGCTAACCCCGGCAATATGGGGTTGGCGGCGGGCGTCATTTCGGGGAACATCAACCTTGGCGTGACTGGCACGCCTATCGCCACTGTGGGTCGTAATCCATCCACTGGTCAGGTCGAAATCATTGATGTGTTGTTGCGTATTGGGCAGGCGCTCGATGAGCAGAATATTCCCGAGACGGGGCGCTGGGTCGTTATGCCCACATGGGCTACGTTCCAAATCAAGCGTTCGGAACTGCGTGAAGTGTTCGTGTCTGGCGACAGCGTAAGCATACTTAGGAATGGCAAGTTTGGTCAGATCGATAGGTTCACCATCTACGCGTCTAATCTTCTGCCCAACGGCGTTGCCGCCGGTCTGGCGGCGGGCGAGTGGGTGATTTTTGGTGGCCATGCGCACGGTCTTACGTTTGCTTCGCAGTTGACCAATGTCGAGACGATCCGTTCCGAGCGCACCTTCGGGCAAATTTTGCGCGGGCTGCAAGTCTATGGCCGTCAGGTCTTGGACAACAAGGCGATCTGTCAAGCTATCGTTACACAGGTCGCCGGAACGTAACGTTTGCCTGTTGACGTTGCGTTGGCTCCTGTTAGGTCCCGGCGTTCCTCATGATTGCATTGGGGAGCGCCGGGACTGCTCTTATCCGATGGGTAATTATGGCGCAACGATATAGAACAGTTACCGACTATATGGCGATAGCAAGGCTTGGCTTGCAGGACGCCGTGTCGCCGTACCGTTATCCCGACACGACGCTGTTGAGCGCATTGAATATCGGCTTGAGCGAGATGGGCCGTATTCGCGCCGATATGTTCCTAGATTTGAAATATCAGCAGCCGCTTCGCAAGGGCGATACCGATGACGGCAATCCGCCTTTATACACTACGGATGACGTGGCGCTTAACACAGACGGAAGTTACTCATTGGGTAAGGGAACTC